TTGCAAAAGTAGTAAACGCCTCTGTGTCTCCGCGCAAGCACATCAAAATTACCTTGGACGGCGGATATGGATGAAATGCTGTTTCGGTGTGGAGCTCTAGGTTTGTCTTTGAAGATGAAGATATTTGTGCTGTTTCTAGTTTCTTAATTGGAAAGATACTCTGGATTAGACGACCATTTTGTTCTTGCTTGTATCCTGTCGGTATTCCATTTTTATAAGCTATTTTTCTAAGGACACTAATTGCCTGGTCTATTTGCGGTGTTTCATCTAAAGACGTCGGCGTAGGAGGTATTTCGCCAATGTCTGCACCTTTGACTAGTTCCCAGCTCATTGGTTTGTCATTTCCAAAAGTCCAAATACTCGGCAACTAATGCGAAGTACTCCTCGGAAACTTCTTGATTTTCCAGCAAACGTTCATTTGCTATTAGGAAAGCGTATGTCTTATCTAATAAGTCAAGACGAGCAGCCAAGTCCAGTAAAAAGTCTGGGTACAGCATGATTTGTACTCTGTCCTCCGCGTATATCTCCCCAAGCAACCGTAAGAGGTCTTGAGGCGTCTCGCCTTCGTTGTCAAACTTCGGCATGCCAGTGCTTACGCTTTTTGATTTTGTATCCATGTATTTTTAGCTCTTCAATGATGTGCTCTGGGATACCTCCCCAAAAGACAATACCTTTATGCACGAGCGCATTCTTTATGACTTCTTCTTTTTTTGAGTGTGTTGTTTGCGCAAGCACTGGCGGTTATACTTCTCGAAGCGTGTGCCGATTTACTCCGTAGTATAGCGGCGCAGCATTCTTAATTCCAAGACCTTTTGCAATCGCTCCAAGTGAGACTCCATTTTTGTAGTACTCAGTTGAAAGTTGCCTGTGATACGCGCGTGTTCCGCCAGTTTGTTTAGCCAAACGTACTCGCTCAATTGCAGCAGCAATTTCGTCCGCGGCAAGATTCTTATTTGTCCACGAGTTTAACGCTGAAGGTGTCTTTGCTGTGAATACCCTTCTCCGCATTCCAGAGTAGGCTACGCCTAGTTCATTGGCAAGGCGCAATAGACTTCCGTCTTTTTCTGTGTACTCAATAAGCAGCGCTGTGTACGCTTTGCTTGCAATATGCGCAGGCGTAGTTTGGTTCCTAGAGCCGTAGGCTTTTTTAGCTAACTCAAGCATTGGCTTGATTTTTTCGGCGTATTCTTTAGTGAGCTCTTCGCTCATAAGTGTATGTCTCCTTGTGTGCAGCTACGGAGGGTGTAGCTGTCTGGTTCATTATACCTAAGAAATAATAATTCTCGTGCCTAACTTCGGAATTATTTAGTTTTCTTACGACTTTCTTTTCGCAGGGTTTCCCATGTAGTTAGATCTACAGGGTAGTCAAAGTCTTCTGTCCAGTCGTCTATATCTATATAGTGCGAATTAGTAAATAGGTCCTGGCTAGTTGGCCCTGTAGTTGCTTTGTACCAAGCCCATTCTGCATTTTCTGAGCAGGCGCCAACAGAAATTGCGTGAAGTAGCGTTTGCAAGAGACTGTCTGCCTGTGAAGAATGGAAAGAAAACGCAAAGATCTCTTTACGTTGTTTTCCAGTTATCTTTGAACCGTTTTTTCTTAAGAACCACTTAAACGAGTCTTTGTTTTTCATTATCTTGTTCACTGCGTCAGGCGTAAACCACACGTCACCAAAAACAATAACTGTTCTACCATCTGGATTCCAAAGTGCCTTAGATGATAAAAACTTTGCTGCGTCCTGCCAGAAAGTATTTGAAGTCTTAATGATGTACAGCTTTGCGCCGTCAATAGCGTATGAGCTGTCTGGCGCAACAATGCACACTTGATCTGTGTACTTCAAGAACTGATTAGCTGTTCGCTTAATAAGTACTTCTTTTTCCACTACAGTAAGATGTCTTGGCGTGCCATTGTGATTGGCCCAGCGTCTGTCTGCTCCTGCGGCGACGATAAGTACTCGGGTCATACGCTTACTATATCTTATGAAGTGCGAGTAGGCGTGAATTTTGTAGATTGCTTTTTAACTACTAACCACTGTAGTTTTTTACTCTTTTTTTGACATACGTACGTACGGCCATTTAGTTTCTTTTGTTGCTTTACCTTTTTGCACGATTGCGCGTAATTGACTTTGTTAGCTATAGTGGTCGTTGGCGTAGCAGTGTCAACTGCCATTGGTGCCGTTGGCATGGCCGTCGCTATGGTAGAACTAGTAGAGGAGGTAGACGATGTTTCATTGGGTACTTGTGTGGTTGTGGGTGGCGGCGTCTGTGACTGTTTCGCTGGCGATGTTGGTTGTTCTTTTTGTTCTTCTTGCGGACTTGAAGGGATCGTGGTACTGGAAGAAGAAGTTGTAGGAGGAAGAGTTGTTGTTGATGTAGTTGCAGTCGTTGTCGGCTGAACTGTAGTTGTTGTAGTTGTAGTTGTAGTTGTAGTTGTAGGCGCAACAGTAGTTGGTGTCGTTGGTGTCGTTGGTGTCGTTGGTGTCGTTGTTGTTGTAGTTTCTGGGATAGTTGTAGTTGACGTTGTAGTTGACGTTGTAGTTGCAGGGGCTGGAGCAGGGGCTGGAGCCTCAGTAAGCATAGGCTGATAGTTGTTGAACAATAGCAAATTGACAGTGTCCGCTGGTAGCGTGCTAATTGCATTAGGCGTTGATTGCGATACAATTTGAGTGTGCACCTCTTGCGGTGTCCATGTTGGATGCTGTTCTAGTATCTGCGCTACCACTCCTGCCGCGTGCGGAGCAGCCATTGACGTGCCAGAGCGGCCTCGCAGAATTGTTGACGAACCGTACCACGCTGAAACTACATCTGCCCCTGGAGCAAATATGTCAACGCAGGGGCCGTAATTTGAGTAGGACGCTCTTGCATTGCTTGGCACTATCGCAGCAACTGTGAGTGCTGTTTGTTCCGAAGCCATCGCATAGTCGCACGCGTTTGCGTTGTTGTTGCCTGCAGCGACTACTACTGTGATTCCATCGCTAATTGCACTGACAATCGCATCGTTCAAAATTAACGACATGCCTGCGCCTATACTTAGATTGGCCACGGCTGGAACACCTGATTGGTGGTGAGCTATCATCCAGTTGATACCAGCAAGCACAGTTGACACTGAACCAATGCCATTGCACCCAGTCACGCGCACTGGAACAACACTTACGGCTTTAGCTACTCCGTAGACAGTTCCGCCAACAATCCCAGAGACATGGCTTCCATGGCCGTTGCAATCTTCAGTCCCTTTTCCATCGCTTATTGCTGAGTACCCAGGCTTTATTCTGTTTATGAATTCAGTGTGGCTGGAGTTTATTCCACTATCAATGACATATACGTCTACTCCATTGCCGCCATACTCGTATGAGTAGACGTCGTCAAGCACTGCACTGACTTGATCTATTCTGTCTAGTCCCCATTGAGGACGCCAGCCGTTGTTGTTTTGTAGCGATTGCTCTGTGCTTAAGCCAATCGCAGCATCTTTTTCTATGTACTCAACGCGAGTATTTTGTTTAAGCGCTGTGTACTCTTCGTCAGTTAAATTTGCCAAAAATCCAGATGTAGCTAAAGTGAATGTGCGAATGACATCTGTGCCGCGGCTGACTTCCGTACTCACAAAGTTCTGAGTAGATACGCCGTCTCGGAGTGCTACTATGTATGGAGTAGCTTGAGTGTTGTCAGCGCGCGCAACACTCACTGGAGCGAGCAGCACACTTAATGCAACTATTGATTTAATAGTTCTATTTGTCATTTGGTCTCTGTGTCTTTTTGTCATTGTTGCTTATAGATCTAATAGTATCCTATTGTAGAAGAGAACTCACTCGCTTCTGCCCTGTCTTCGTGTAAAAGTAAGCATGGCAGGACCGATGATAAGGCCTATCTAATTCTTTGATACTAGGCAAACAGAGTATTTTTTATCCAGATAGGTGCCATAATAGATCTATGATCATTTTTCTTATCGCACTAATAGCTGTAACTGCCGCAGCTCATTTATTTCTTATGAAGTCAGTTGACAACTACTCTGGCTATGGCTACAACAAACACGAGTGGGAAGTGTTCCAGTCTGAACGGCTTAAGTACTAGCGCTTAGGGTTCAATAAAGATGCATTCGCCGGGGCATTCCTCGGCGGATTCAATTACGTCTTCAAGCCTATCGTCTGCGAAAGATGCTAAACCAGCCGCGCCTTCTGGGTTTCCCACAGATGAGGCAAATATCTTGTCGCCTTCTTTTACGTATGCCAAACCATCTGGCATCATCGTAAATACATCGGGAGCTATTTCTGCGCAGAGACCATCTCCAGTGCATAGGTCTTGGTCAATCCAGACTCTCATTTGTTTTCAGAACGCTTCTTGCGGAGAGCTTCAAAGTCTTTTACTTTCGTGTCGCCCATGTACGGCCATGCGTACCCGCCTGCAATGAGAGCTTCATTGACTGAAAGTTCTGCGCCATCGAGGTAAAGCCAGCCGAGGATACGACCATACTTTTCTGAGCTGTCCATTTTTTCTGTCTTAATGACAATGGACTTTGCTTTTTCAATGTCGTGCTTGAGCTTTTCTTTTACCTCAAGACCAAGAACTTTTTCTGCCTTGTCTGTTGTTCGCGACTCTGGAGTATCAATGCCAGCAAGACGAACACGAGACGAGAACGAGATGTCAAAGCCAAGATCGATGTCAACATCAATGGTGTCGCCGTCTACAATTTTGTTTACTTTTTTTACGTAGTATGTGAACATGTCTATATTCTAGTCCATGTCGTTCTTGGCCATTACACGAATGTAATGAACAAGAAGAGCTACGCCTGTTGCAATGATAGCAATTTTGCGGGTGTTACCTGAGAGGGTGACAAACACAATGGTGCTTCCTGCAAGTGTGAAAGCCAAGGCGGCTGTCTCATCTGCAAACTTTTTGATGAATCCAATTGGGCTGAATGTTCTTTTCATTGTTAGTTCTCCTGGTACTTGAAAATACTATTACGTGTAAAGGGTTTCTTATCTTCGTCTTCTTCTGGGCCAGCAATTTCGCCAGCAGCTTCTTGCTCGCTTTCTTCTTCTTTTTTGCTGCGTCCTTCAGTGTTTCCGTTTCCGTTGCCACCGCTGTTGCTGTTGCCGCTTCCTCCACCACCATTGCCTCCACCTGAAGACCCTCCGCCTCCGCCTGCTGCTGCTCCAGCAGCACCGGCTGCTGCCATGGTTGATACTGCGGCAGAGGCTGCGATAAGGCTTCTACGCGTTCCTACGTCAACCTGAGAACCAACAGCCACGTACTCATCGAGACCTTCAGCAAAGATGTCAATCGTTTCTTCGAATGCGTTCTTTACTTCTTCAGGTGCGTCGGTTACTGCTGCAACAAGTGCTGCTTCTTCTGCTGAAGTTAGCTCGTCAACTGCAACTGCATCGAAGATCTCCGCTGCTTGGTCACCGTCAATGCTCTCCAAAACCTTTTCGCTTGTGGCAAGGTCTGTTGCTTGTTCGGCAGTGACTTCGCTTTCCAAGATGCTATCAATGGCTGCGGATACTTGCTCTTCAGAGACAGCGTCGGACTCAAGGATCCCAACAACTTCTGCAAACTGTTCATCTGAAAGCGGTTCATCCAAAACGGCGTCAATGATCGCATCAAACTTTTCATCAGAAATCGGTTCGCTAAAGACGGCCTCAAGAGCGTCGCTAAACTGTTCGGTTGACAAAGGCCCATCAAAAACTGCTTGCACTGCAGTGTCAAACTGTTCGTCGCTCAGCGTTGAAGTATCCGCAAAGACAGCATCAACTGCAGCAGAGAAGTTTTCGTCAGACATAGGTCCATCAAACACTGAATCAATAACTGTAGAAAACTGAGTGTCTGTTAGTTCTTGGTCAAGCAGCGCGGTAACAACGGCGGTTAGTGCTTCAGGTGTTTCCGCGTCTGCAACTAAATCATCAACTGCATCTTCAAGTTTTGCATCAGACATAGGACCGTCAAAAATATCTGCAACTGCAGCATCGGCTGCATCTTGAATATCCTCTGGGACAACTATTTCTGGAAGAACGTCTGTCGGTATTTCTTCTTCTGGGACGTATTCCGGTATCGTGGCGGTGGGTTCATCGTCTTTGGAATCACTCGTACCCGGGGATGTCGCAATTGGAAGTTCCTCTCCTGGAAGTGTTGTTGTTGTTCCTGTTTCTGTAGTTGGAAGCTCTATTACCGCTGGCAACGTTGTTACTACTGGGGTGTCCACTGGAAGCTCAGTTGGCACTGTAATGCTAGGGACTGTACCCTCTGGCACTGGAGTAACAGTAGTTGTTGTTGTGGAAGACGTGGTAGTTGTCGTTGTCGTTGTCACAACTGTGTTGCTATCTTCAACAAAGCCTAGGCCGGAGTAAATCCCATCGTTGTTATTAAATGTGTTGTCTCTAGAAGTTGACCACGAGTTAGCGCTAACACCGTTGTAAGAAACCTGACCAGCAATTCTGTTGTCAAACTGTATGGCTAGTGTGTTGTTGGTAAAAGTGTTTCCTTCTATTAACTGATTGTCTACACCAGGTGTCCAACCTGCTGGGATACCCGAGTAAGTGCGGACGCCAACTAAGTTGTTAGTAAATGTAGAATCAATAACCTGAATTCTGTTTAGTCCCTGCAGTTGCGCAGCGATTTGCGTATTGCCAAAGAACACTGAGTTTTCAATCTTCACAAAGCGCTCAGTTGCAAGTCCGTAGGTGTTGTCTACGAATTGTGAGTTGTCAATGTAGATTCTGTTTTGATAGTCAGAGTCTGTGAGACTCTTTGTCACTGGCGTGCTTCCGTAGTCAGAGCGAATACCTGCGTAGTTGTCTGCGAATAAGCAAGAGTCAAACGTAGTGACTGTCTGGTTTTGCTGGTACCACGCGTAGTGCGCGGTGTCTAAGAACTCAACATTTGTAACTGTGAATGTCCCTTGGTTTGCCCAGACAAGACCGCCCGATGCAGCCTTGCCATTTTTCAATGTCATATCACTAATAGCTATTGTTCTTTGACCATTATTATAGATAGGACGATACAAGTCGCTACCGTCAATGATTGTGCTTGTTGTTCCGTTGCCAGTAATTGACACGTCTTGCGTAATCGCTGGCAGGTCAGCAGTGAGGGTAATTGTGCCAGTAAGGCCACTTGCAAAAGTGATGCTGTCGTAAATGCCACCACTTTGAGCGTTCGCTTGTGTGATTGCCCAGCGCAGTGTTCCATCGGAAGTAGTGTCATCGAGACTTGTTACTTCAAGAGATGTTGCTGGAGGAAGCGTTGTCGTTGTCGATGTAGTCGTTGAAGGCTCGGGAATAGTAGTTGTAGTCGGTGGAGCTGTTGGTGCTGTTTCATTGTTTGGAGCAACAGCTCCAAAAGTTTCACATGAGCCGTTTTGTCCGCAAAGTTGCGTTGTGCCGACTTCGCTGTCGAGCATCAGAACTGGTGACAGTGCACTGTCGTCGAGATTGAACACCGCAAAGCCGAGCTTGTAAGTTCCAGTAACGGAAACTTCATATGTTGACATCTGCCAGCCAGTTGAACCATATGAATTGGTTGAATAGTCGCCAGTTCCTGGATTGGTGAAACCAAGAAGCGCGTATTGCTGTTCAAAGTTGTTGACTGTTATTGCTGGAGTCGACGCAACGGAGACAGGAACAAGAGACGTGATAGAACCATCGTTGTATGGAACGTAGTCAGTTGCCATGTAGTTCCAAGACATTGTGTACGTGACACCAGCGGTAAGTTCTACTTCACGAGTAATCCACGCAGCATCGGTTGGGTTGCCTTGGCCTAGACCTGTTGTGGATGCTTGGCTGGACAGCATTTGTGCTATCTCTGAAGTTTGAGTTCCAGAAAGCCCGAGTGCTGTAGTAGCTTGGGTAAACGTCTGCTCACCCTTCGGCTGCAGTAGTGCCGCGTATGTAGCATTGTTTGGCGAGAATGTCCAACTGCCTGAGCCATAATTAAAAGTACGTGCGCCAGTGAAGACAGTTACGCCAGTTCCGCTACCAGTGATTGAATTACCCAGCGTTCCCGTCTGTGAACCTCGTGACCAGCCTGTGAGCGTTCCGTCTTCAAAGTCGGCATTTGGAATAGACGTAGTAGTACTTGTAGCATTGGCCGTAAGGCCTATTGGAGCAAAAGCCGAAGCTAGCGCTATAAGTATAGATGGAATTACAACCCAAGAGCCTTTACGAACTCTTATTTTCTTGTTCCGCCCAGAACGCTCTCCCCCACGTAAGCCGTGGTGGTTCATATGACCTTACTTGGTTAGTAGTCTTCTTGGTTGTCTCTTTCAATCTGACTAGGAGTCAGCGTGTGCTGCCACGCGATATCCCTACCACATTCTACTATGTGCATGGCAACCTCATATAAATTCTCGACTGCGATCAGCAAGTCCGCCCGCTCTTCGAGATCGTCAGTATCGTCTAATTCTTCTGCGACAGCAATCAAAGTATACGTGCACGCCGCGAGTCTGCGCAGTGTTCTTTCGTGATCTGTCTCGTCTGAAAACTTTGCCATACCCGATATTACATTGTGGCTGCTCACGTGAGAGACACGCAGATGAACGAAGTTAATGTATCATTTCTCGCAAAAAGAGATCGTATCGTACCTTAAGTAGTGCTTCAAAATTCATTAGTAGGAAGTGCCAAGATAAGGCGTTTGGCGAATAGCACACGTGTTAAATGCTGAAAGTGTTGGAAAGATACTAAGACGCTTTTCATCAGCGGCTATACCAAAAAGTCTTAGTACTTATAAAAGAGTAAATACATAAAATAGAAAAGCCTATTATTCTCTATCTACGCGTATACGTATGTGTAGGCGGGTAACAAAATAAATAGTTGGCTTCTTTGTTTCAATGTTATTTATAGGCATTCATACGTGTTATATTTACAAACAACACAGGTGTACACTTTTGTTGTACACTTAGCTTCGGAGGATCAAATGACAAATAGCACAGAAGACATATTCAAGTCTATGGGACTATCGGTAGACGAAATAGAAAAAGCAAATGAAGACATTGTGTCCAAAGGAAGACGACCAGAAACTGATAGGCGAGTCTGCCTCTGTGGGCACGGCATCGGAAGGCACACATCAGTCAATGGGATGATCTTCTGCAAACCATCAAGAATGGAATGTCCTTGCAAAGTAGCAAGACCAGTCCTTGAGGTAGAGGATGTTCGTAAGTTCTTGCGAGTGACTCGTGGAGGTGGACCCTTGCACGCACTAATTCAAGGGATGCTTCAGCACGCAAAAGCTGGAAAGCAAGCAAAGTGGATAACAGATCTCGTGTGCGACCGCTGCGGCAAGGACGACAAGAACGTTGTCCCAGTCCCAGTGACTAAGCGTGGATTCGCTACAGATACGGCAACTGGGTACGACGCCTTGCTTTGTCACGAATGCAGAGAGGCGGTGTAAATGAAAATCATAGGACTGATAGCGCTAGTACTCGTGTACCTTGCGTTGCGAAGAAACAGAAATAAGTACAATAAGTACTAGGAGGAACAGATGAATCAGATGACTGACAGCACTGGAAGAACGCCAACACTTGAGGAGTGGAAAACCTATGTTGAAAGCAAGCTCATTGACATTATAAAAGTCTGGGAGACCAAGATGGGAGAAGACGATAAGAGCATGTACACGCTTGGAGTGCGCCGAGCTCTCGATGTTGTGCGTGGTGAGGATCCTGAGTTATAGTAAAAACCTCGGTACGCCCGTTTAGCTCAGTGGTAGAGCTCTGCACTTGTAATGCAGTGGTCCTCGGTTCAATCCCGAGAGCGGGCTCAAAAAGCGCCCTGAAAAGCAAAATCAAGAAGCACTTTAGAAAAGGCACTTGACCGCCCGCAAAGCCATTGTTTCTAAAAGAACCTAGGCGTCTAACCCTACTCTCGTGAAAAACTTCACGGACATCCCTCCTCGGATGCCTGGCCTATGATCGTCACTGGATCCATATCCTTGGTTCCAGGAGGAAAGAACAATGAAGATCACAGCAGAACAAAAAGCAATGGTAGCGTCGTACGCAAGAAGCGTTATTGGCGCAGCAGTGGCGGTCTACGTGTCAACAGGAGACGTCAAGATGGCAGCAAACGCTCTCTGGGCAGCAGCACTTCCTGTCATCATGCGTTACATGAATCCAAACGATCCCGCATTTGGTCGTTCGAAGTAATATAGTAGCTTCGTTACACCCACACACACACAGAAAGACACACATGTCAACTACAAAGAAAACACCAGCCAAGAAGACAGCTCCTGCTAAGAAAGCCGCGCCTGCTAAAAAAGCAGCGCCAGTTAAAAAGGCAGCAGCTGCTTCAAAGAAACCAGTAGCACAGGAACCAGCCCGCGTTCTAATCGACACAGCGCCGGCTCCACGTCCTGCCGCTCCGGCTCCCGCAAAAAAGAAATCGTTCATCGCACGTTTCTTCGGGAAGGCCTAAGACAGCGAGCTACGTACGCTCGGGGGATCCGTCGATACCCGCCCTCTCCCCATTGGCGGATCCCCTACCCTAACTGAAAGAAACCGATGTCCATGTCTACTGACCTTGTATTTGAGCAAGAGCCAGGTCCAGAGCGTCCTGAAGTCCAAATTGACTCTCCAATCAATTTACGCCCAGATCTTTCCAAACTTGGAATTGACGAGGTAGAAAAAGGCATCTGCCAAGACACGTACGAAAACCGTGCGATCCTTCGTAGATCTAAGATGGGCTGGGATCCGGTGTACGCCTCGAACGGCGTGCCTACTGGTCTCATCCAAGCGCGCTCGGAAGAAATGGCGAAGGCGCGCCGTGTTCTGTCTCTTACGGAGAAAAAACCGATCTTAGTAGATCCCGACCACATGAACTCGGACTACATCACTGGCTACGATCTCCTAGCAGAATCAGCAGCGGATTACATTGTCCCACCCTGGGTTGTAGGCGCAACAAGGTCTTACATTAAAGAACAAGAAGCTGGTGGCGTTCCCGCAGGCTCTAAGAGAAAACCGGCGGCGCTTCCAACTCGCTGCCGCGCAATCAAAGACGATGGCATCCGTTGCATGATGTGGTCCTCGGGACGCATGCAAGATGACGGCTACTGCCGGGTACATCTTGGCTCGATTCAACGTAAGCCAGGAGAAGATGTCGAGCGCGCGCGATCCAAGCTTACACAAGCCGCGCCGTACGCTGTTGACATCCTAGAAGATTTGATGGAGAACGCTGCCTCAGAACCTGTACGCTTGAAGGCGTCAACAGAAATCCTTGACCGCGCTGGTGTACGCGGTGGTGTAGAGTTTGATGCAAGAATAGAAGTAGCGGACGGACGACAGCCTGCACAGGTTGTCGCTGAAAGACTTCAACGTTTGGCAGCAGGGGCAATACAAGTTGCTTCGACATTAGCGCAGGCAGGAATAATCATCCCAACCGAAAGTGACGAAATACAAGATGCAGAGATTATTGAACCAGATGAACCAACCGCAGAGGATTAGACATAATGGAGCTCGAAGTAACGGCATTAGCGCAGCAGCTGTTTCACAGCCTGCTCGCAGACGTGGACAAGGCGATCACACGGGAAGAACATATTCGCCTTACGGCTCGAGCGAACGAAGCAGAGAACTTGCTCAGCAAACTGCAGGGTGCGCCAGATGAGAGCGCGGCCTAACGACCACGACCGTCTGATTGAAGAAGCGCGCACGCACCTTGGGTACAAACCAAGACCGGGCGGAATTTCTTTCTATGCGGAAAAGGTAGGGTACGCAAGTCACGGGTCGCCCTGGGACGGTGCGTTCATAGACGTAGTTGCACGGGATGCAAATTGCGTTATCCCATCTTGCACTTCAACATCTTCCGGCCTGGCTGAGTTCATCTACAGTGGACGGTGGCGAAAAACGCCTCGGCCTGGTGACATTGTCTTCTATTCTTTCTCAACGGGTGGTCCATGGACTCAACCTCACGTCGGAATAGTCACAGGCGTGGACCGTTGGAAAATTGATGGTACGTTCATTGCGCTCGAGGCGATGGTGGATTCCGGCCTGCCCCAGGGCTCAAAAGAGATGACGGGTGTGTTTGAGCGAGTTCGTTGGAAGAACGAGGTTCTTGGATTTTGTAGGCCAAATTTCAAACTCAGGCCTGAGCTAGGAAAAAATAATATGACGGGTGCCAAAAACACCTTGAAGCTTTCGCACCTAAAGCCGAGGAAGAAACACGAAAGTGTCAAGGTTCTTCAGCAGGCTCTGAAGATTACCTCAGGATTGGTTTATTACGAGGCAGGCCACTACGACAACATGACCCAAAACGCGTTCGCCCGTTGGCAACGCCAAATCGGGTACGTCGGCGAAGATGCCAACGGAATCCCAAATCACTCCTCACTTTCCCGATTAGGGAGCCAGACAGGGCTATTTCAGATCGCATCTGAAAACTAGGGAATATATAATAAAACCAGATGAACAAGCGCCTAACTGACGAATGCGACAGCTGCGGCTCAGACATCCGTATCATACCAGCGCCAGGGCTGAGCACTGACCCAGAGCAGACTATGTCTGGCTATCGCCAGGTTGAAAACGGCTGGTGTCTAAATCTGTCTGGCGGCTACGCTGAGTTTACTGACGACTGCTTTGTAGAAAACAGTCCACTGCTGTACGTTGTGCTGTGTCACGACTGCTGCTTAAAAATCGCAAGGATGCTTCCTAATCTATTTCCGCCGGGAACTGGCACGCACCCTCCGCATACTGAAAATAATTCCGATGCGTCGTGCTGTGAGTTTAACTGGTCTATAGACTCGCATGGCTGCACAGTCGTCGGCGACGGCAAAGGCGGCTGGGTTGAACGCATTGCGCCATCAGGAGAAGTAATCTAGGGAAAATATAATTACCCTAAATCATAACGCAGGGTAAAGTCCTGTGTTATAATGACAGTATCCACAACGACATAGGAGACAGAAAATGAAAACCATTCCAGTCCAGTTACAACCGTTTATTGAAGCACGACGTGCTCGTGGAAAAACCACGCGCGACATTGTTCAGTTCATCGTAGATGCTACGGACGTTCCGCTCACTGCGCTTGAAGTAACAAATCTCGCAGCACAACTCAACGAACGAGTCTACGACTACAACTACATCACGAAGATTCTTCGAGAGCTTATTGTTGACGGGCTTGCAATTAGCCGAATTGAAACCGATCAAGAGCGAAGCACTAGATCTTACGGGCGTCTTGTGAAAGGTCACAACGCGACCTTATTCATTGGAACGTCAACGGGCCGCACGACAGTGCCGACACGCACGGTCGGTATTGCTGTCCCAGGCGTGGAGCTAGGCCAGAAGGTTGACGGGATCACCTACAGGTACAAGCACAAGACGAAAGCTGGAAAAAAGAAACGGGCTTCAACTCGTGTTCTGGTTTCCGGCCTGCCTAGCAAAACCACAGCGATGACGGGTGACGTTGCCGATCTTCTCGAGCAGCTGATTGCTGCACGAACAGCGAAGCTTCAATCGAAGCTTGATCGCATCACACGCATACTCGCCGAGTAAAAAGTTCCGGCCTGAGCTGGGCTTCCCCGTGTATGACGGGCAGGCCTGAGCTCGGATTGTATTTCATTAACGGGCACGTGTTATCGTGTACGAGTGATGTACAATTACGCGATGTACGTAGTCGAAGATCTAGAGCATTGCTTCATATCTGCGAATAAGGGTATCTACGATTTTGTCATTGACGACGAAGAATGCAAGAACTGTGGAATGGTTGTTGGCCCGTATGGCGACTCGTTCTTCCCATGCGTAATTCTCGTAGGTCAAGACGAAGGAGAGTCATGGCCGATCTGCGTTGAATGCGCCGCGCCATTGCTGTACCCACGAGAATGGATCGATGAACTAGACGTGTAGCCAGATAATTAGTACTATGCCCGTAGTACTAATTATTCTAAGGATGATACTATTTGCTTCATCGGGATCGCCAATATCTGACTTAGCCCCACCTGGTGGGAAAACTAAGGATGGTATAATGATCTCATACCCAAGCAATCCTGCCTGGGAGCGACGAAAGGACAAATAATGGAACAGCGCAAATGGTGTCTCCTCAAGGGGAGCGACGTTGGCCCGATGGGCCGTGGCCAAGCTGGCAAGAAGAAAGTATACGAGATCATCGTCTCGGACAACGTTCTTCGTTGCGAGTGGGGCATGGCTGAAAAGACCCAGCGTCAATCAAGCACTCGGGTGTTCACATCACACCAGTCAGCACGTGCCGCAGCCTACGAGAAGTTGTGGGCGAAGCAGGACCGCGGCTACACCGTGGCCTACGCTGTCTAAATAGACAGTGAAGTTCTGGAAGAGTGGGGGCTTCGGCCCCTGCTCTTTCTAAGGAAGATATAATGAACTCAACAACCTATACAAAAGGACAAAAACATGAGCAAAGTAAAAATTACGTGGAAAGCATTTGGAGATCATCCAGAAGCAAAACCACCACGCTTCGTGTCATCGGTGACATTCTCACCAGTGGCAGTTCTGGAAAGAGCAGACGCGATGGATATCTGCAACCAAGTCTTTCGTGACACCAACATGTACGAAGGCCCGCTGTGGAAAGTCATCGAGCCACTTCTTTCGCCATCACGCACGCACACAGCGCTGTCTGTCGGCGACGAAGTAGAAGTCGATGGAGTTACCTTCCGCTGCGAAAGCGCCGGCTGGTCAAAAATCAAATAAGGTTTGGTTCCAATAAATAATCGGAACCTGGTGGTCCTGGGCCTACGCCCAGCTAAGCAGGCGGCTCTCACGAAGTACGCGGGTGCAATCATGTCACGGCCTCACGGCCACGACTACGATTTGCAGAGTCGATTAGTAGAAGAGCATAGCGGCCACCGAATTCTCAGGAATATATAATGAACATACCAACAACAACAACAAAAGGACAAATGACATGGGCGACAGAGCAGTAATCGGATTCAAAGCGGACTCGGCAGCAGTGCCTGTGTTCCTCTATTCTCACTGGGGTGGAAGTGACAGGTACAAGGACGCGCAGCGAGCAATCACTGCGGCAGCCCCACGGTGGAACGACCACGCTTATGCGACACGCATCGGCATCTCACAAATCGTTGAGAACTACTGGGCAGAAGAAACTGGGTTCGGCATCAGCGCCGGCCACAATTCATTCAGCACACCAGACTACGATGACGTAATTCTCATCACGTGGGAAGACAAGTTAGTCGAGATCGTCAGCGCAGGTGACACCACAAAGGTTGCACAGACAATGACGTTCAAGCAGTTTCTGGATCAGACCTCCTGATCTAGAAACTAAGGAAGATATAATAGTCTTACAACCCACAACAACAAAAGGACAAAAACACAATGTCAACACAAATGAACATTCACGCCAATGACGGAGACAAGCTCTCAGTTGAGATCAAAGACTGGGGCACGTACATCTCAGTCACTTTCAACTATGGCCGCAACTCAGTCACGATGTATCCCAAGGACGGCGACACAAGCGTTGCTGTGCAAGTTCACGAAGTGCTCAAAGCGCTTAGCAATCCCGAGATGTCTTTCCCTGGCAAAAACTAGGGAAGATATAATAATCTCACAACCTACAACAAAAGGACAAAAATGACAACTGAGGTAAACACCAATGGCATTCACGTGGTCGGCAAAGCCGTCTACCTTGAATTCCGCAAAGGCACCAGCACAACGCAAGTTCTTCTGATGCCAGAAGGCATGGCGTCAAGCCATTCACTGGCACCACTAGCAATGTATCGTCGTCGCTTGAGCGTCATTCAGCCGAAGAAGACATGGCGACAAATCGCTTCAAGCGTGACGTCGGTATCGGCAAGCGCAGGTGGAGTGCGGACAGAGCAAGCAGCAATGAACTTGTTAGCGTTTGCTGACACACTGTTCCAAGGACTAGTCAAGAACGAATGGAAACTCTACAAAGAGCCAGTCGTCGTTGAAGTGACAGCCGAAGACTTGGAAGATGTGCGCCGAGCAAAGACTCCATACAAGACTCTTGGCCGAGTATGGAAAGCACGCAAGTTCCTAGGATTCCCTAAAGAATACTACGACTCAGTCGCACCAACTCCTCCATCCCCAGTAATCTAGGGATGATACAATGACTACACAACCTACAACTACAAAGGACACTAAATGACAACTACAACCTACGATGCACTATACCCTGGACTGACTAAGATACTCGTTAGCGCTGCAACCCAAGTGTTTGACACTGACGCTGCAAAGCAAATGGAGCGTATGACGACAGATGCAGGCAGGGCTTCAGCAGGACGAAGTGCCGCCCCAAAGAAGAAAGCAACAATGATCGAAGCAGACGCACTCATAGCCGGTGACAAGTTCAAGCGGCCTAATGGCGAGATGTACTACACTCGCAAGTGGGGCGAACACGACGATGTCATGGTGCTTCGCAAAGCTCGCGACATGAGCAGCTACATTCTGCTCTACGGTGCGCCGGGTTGCGGAAAGACTGCACTCGTTGAAGCAGCGTACTGCGATGAGCCGGGTGGCATGTACACTATTCTTGGCTCTGGCGATACTGAAGTCTCTGACTTAGTCGGTGGCTACGTTCAAACGCCAAGCGGTGGCTTCCTTTGGGAAGATGGCCCACTGCTCAAAGCAGCCGAAGCAGGTGGAGTACTGCTCATTGATGAGGTCGGACTTATTGACCCTAAGGTTCTATCCATTGTCTATGGACTTATGGATGGACGCCGTGAGTACACGGTAACTGCTAACCCGGAGCGTGGGACAGTGTCAGCGGCTGATGGCTTCTTTGTCATCGCAGCGACAAACCCCAATGCACCTGGCGTGCGACTCTCAGAAGCGTTGCTCTCGCGATTCATTATGCAGGCAGAGATGACAACTGACTGGGGACTCGCTCGCAAACTCGGTTGTCCTATTCCAATCGTGACAGCGGCACAGAATCTCGCCAAGAAGCAGCAATCATCTGAAGTATCGTGGGCACCACAGATGCGAGAGTTGCTCGGCTTCCGAGATCTTGCTAAAGAGTTTGGCACAAAGTTTGCGATCGCAAACCTTCTTGCTGCGGCTCCCGAGATGGATCGTCCCGTAGTGGCCGACGTCTTCACCAGAGTCTTCGGCGAGGAATGCCGACCTGCCAAGATCTAGGCAGGCACACTGGTCTGTGAGCCAGCCTTGAGTAGGTTGGGGCTGGCTCACTTTCAAGAATTCTAGGGATTGTATAATAATCACATACCTATAAACACAAAGGACAAACAATGACGCACATCAAATACAGGAAGACAACCAGGGCCGAGGCCACGCCTTCAGAGTGGCTCAGCGTTGGCTCACAGGTTGGCCAGTTGGCTAATATCTGGAGCACCCGCGGCGACCTCATCGGTTACGTAGGACCTGGCGCTGGTGGCATGGCCCCAGCTTGCTACACCCCAGCGACTGCCGAGGTGGAAGTCAACGTAGACGTTGCCTTCGGTAAAGGCGTCAACCCGAGCGACATCGGCGATCTTCGCGATCGAAAGAATCAATTTGAATGGCCAAAAGCTACAGGCGCGATCTTTCACGAAGCTCTTCACGCTCGCTTCTCTAACTGGGACATCGAGCAGGCTTACAAGGATCTGTCCCCTGCGGAGTTCAAAGCGCTTCTTCATCTTGAGGAAGGCCGCATTGAAAGCAATGGCGTAGCAATCCTTCCAGAGAATGCAGGGTTCCTCCGTGCATGCGCTCTCGAGATTGTGCTCGCTGACATCGCAGAGAACCCGATCGGTGAGTCAGACACTCGTGCAGCAGCAATGCTCGCAGCACTTACGATGGCTCGTGTTGACGCAGGAGTTCTAGAGCCTGAAGACATCACAGGCTTGACTGAAGTCATTGAGTCTAAGCTTGGCGCAGAGCGCCTTGCGCAACTACGTGGCTGCTGGCTTGCATCGCAAGAGTACACTCGCCACAACGACATCACTGGTCTTTACGATGTTGCTCGCGAATGGGTACGCATCGTTGAAGAAGCAGCCGAAGAGAATGGCGATCAACCTGGCGAAGAACCTGGCGAAGGCGGCGCTGGCGCAGGTGGCGACATCAGTGAGTTTGTCAAAGGCGCACTTGAAGCACTTCAAGAAGCAGCGGACTCTGCAGTGGTCGGCTCGTACGATCAACTCGTTGATCAACAAGAGATCGAAGAATGGCAGGCGGAAGCAAAAAGCCGTGCATCAGAATCTCAACAAGAGAAAGAGCACAAGGACATTGCCAATGAAGTATTTGGTCAAGGCACTGGGCCGATGGCCGATGCCAAGACAAACAGCCGACTTCTTGAATCACGAGTGCCTTCAAGCGAAGAACGTTCAGCAGCAGTGCTGGTCGCTAAGATGCTTGAGAAAGCAAAGTATCGCGACAGGGATGTAACTGAGGTACACTCAATTCTTCCTCCCGGCAGACTTCGCACTCGTGCGATGGTCCAAGGTGCGGCACTCAAGAGCAAAGGCATCATGACTCAAGTTGAGCCATGGCGCCGCACAGCGCGCAAGCACGTTGACGATCCAACACTTACGATTGGTGTGCTGGTTGACATCAGCGGTTCAATGGGTGAAGCGATGGAAGCGATGGCTACAACAGCGTGGGTCATGAGTGAAGCAGTGCGACGCGTGCAAGGTAGAGCAGCGATGGTCTACTTCGGCGAAGGAGTGTTCCCCACTCTGAAGCCAGGGCAACACCTTGACAAAGTCAATGTGTACACTGCGTCTGATGGAACTGAGAAGTTCACACGAGCATGGAAAGCGCTCGATGGATCGCTTCATTTGCTGAAAGGCACAGGCGCAAGAATGCTTGTTGTAGTGAGCGATGGTTGCTACACAGGCGTTGAGAATGCGAGCGCACGCAGGACACTTGTGGAGTGCGAGCGCAATGGCGTGGCAGTCTTGTGGCTACCGATCGATGATGGTCGCACGGCACGAGGCATCTGCCAAAGCACTACCTCGGCGGTCATGCTGCCGAACACGAAGTCGCCAGCACTGGTGGCTTCAGAGATCGGTAAGGCCGCAGCCCGAGCCCTCACGGCAGCAGGCTGATACCAAAGATCGTCCACCTGGGAAGTCCTGCTTTGTTTGTCCTTTGCAGGCTCCCGGGTGCGGCACCTCTCCCGGGTACGAATATAATCTAGGGATTGTATAATAACTACTACAAGGACACACAACGGAAGGACAACATGAAAGCTACGTACACACTCTCAAAAGAACACGACTATTCAAACTCGAGCCTCCCGTGGTACCGAAACCCGGACAACATCCCGGCGGACGAGCTCGAAGAAGCGGAAGCGCTATCGCGATCAATGTCAACGAGTGACAGCGAACACGAGTGGCGAATGCGTCACTACAAGTGGATGCGCATCGGCTACGGCTGGAGCGTCCGCTGCTACTATCCATGGTTCATGGATACACATGAAGATGGGATGCAGTTCATCCGCGGAATGTGCGATCATACTTGGGGTGAGCGAACCCAAGTTGGCGACAAGAATATCTACCTTGGCACCTACGAGTACGGCTACAACCACACGTGCTCAAAGTGTGACCACACAGAATATGTCAGAACATCATTCAACAACTACTCAGGAGACTAAAATGAAAGAACTTGAAACGCTAAGTGAAATCCAAGAAGCGATGGCTGTACTACTCCCAGGATCAAAGATCTACTTAGACAGGGAGAACTACGACGAGATCGTTATCCGCACTAAACGAATTGAGCCAGCAGATGGCCAACAACTCCACTCCACTTGGGAGATCATAGAGATGTATGAAGAAGAAGAGAATACAGAGCGCGTTCAATTCAGCATAACAATCACAGCACCAGCAGGGCCCGATGCGCATAAGTCAGCGTATGAAACTCTAGTGGAAATCTTGGAGCAAGACTCAATGTCAATGAGTAACTTCAACATAGAAACAATCAACTAACAAAGGAACAATCAACATGGCAAACATTCAAGTACTAAAGAAGATCAAAGTAGAACTTACAGCAGAAGAGCGTGAAGAGTTATTGACACGGTCGTACGGCATGTACACACAGTCAGGCAATCGACGTCTTGGAGAGATTATGGTAATGCGCTTCTCTCGTGGGATCGAGGTTATGAACTCAGATGACGACATCGCGAAACTCGTGCGAACAATTCAAGGCGCAGCGACACGCAACAAAAAGTTTGCGGAAGCAGACGACACGTCTGTTCGTGAGTCACTCGGTGCTACAATTGAAAGCCTCCTTGGCGCAGCAATCTAGGGATTGTATAATGATCTCATCAACACAAACCGAAAGGACAACGCAATGGCAACTAGTTACTACATCGCAGCAAATGGCGTAGAGACAGCAGTCGAGAATCTCATTGTCTTCACTGACACAGAGTTTGGATGCCGTATCTATATGGAAGGCACCAAGTTCATTGTGAACTGGACAGACTACGTAGCAAACGAATGGACTGAAGAGTACGATCTTCTTTCTGAAGCGTTGACACGACTCGCCATGCTTGCAGCATGCAAAGAAGCAAATTGGGAGTTGGGCTTCGGCACTTCGCCTGAAGAGCACCAAGTATCGGTAGCAGAATTCATGGAAGGAGTACTACAATGAGAGTCCCACACATGTGCCCACGTTGCCAGTTTAGTTGGATTCCAACTAACGCGCACCCAGGCAAGTACCCAGGCGCAATCAGCAGGGCCGATAACAAGACTGAGATCTGCTCAGACTGTGGCACGGCTGAAGCGCTCCAAGACTTCACTGCGGGAGCGTCAACTCCAGTCTCGATGTGGCCAGTCGCCTCAAGGCGCTGAGCAATCTAGGGATTGTATAATACTCTTATACCAACTACAAAGGACAAACTACAATGGCATTCATTATTGACATCAAAGTAAAGACGCGCGTGCCTGGCAAATCATGGGACGTCACCGGGAAGTATCTCAATGACGATCCAATTCTATTAGGGACTGTTATTTACAACGACAGAGACCCACGCGACGATCGCTGGGTACCGTACGCGGTCAATGGCAATCACCCTCTTACGTGGTGCCCAACTAAGACGAAGGCAGTCAAGTTCTGCGCGACAGAATTACTTGAGCACTTCAGCGAAGTTGAGTGCCGTTGGGGCAAGCAAGCATGGAACCTCAAGAAGATTGGAATCTAATGACAAACCTAGACTACATCAAAAAAGAATACGGCTCGCTTATCGGGCGAACAATAAAGACCGTGCGACCACTATCGCTATCTGAGATCGCGGACTTCGGCTGGGATAGCGGGTATGGCGAGGTAGCGTTCGTCATCGTTCTCGATGACGGGACCGCTCTTGTGCCATCGCAAGATGCAGAAGGCAACGGGCCTGGCCATATCTTTATTGAGTCAACCGTGACGGTGCCGGCATGAGCGTGGGCACGAGCTCAAGACGGGCAGCATTCTATAAGACGATAACTGCACGCAACTTACGCAAACGCACTTGGATCAAAACGAAGAACCGGCCTGAGCGAGGCTTTATAAACTATGACGGGCACCTAAGCCATGGGTCGGAATAACAAACCGGCCTGAGCTGGGACCTGTCAATGATGACGGGCACAAGATCTATGGAATATATAATGACTCTATACACAACAACAGAAGGACAGATATGACAAAGCACTACTTTGCAGCAGATGGAAGTTATGGTGATGCCCAGATTATCGTGATTGACACGAGTGACTGGTCACAGGACGAGTGGGACATCATCGAGAATTGTTCAGATAATGAGCGTCTCGACATCGCGTATCAGCTGACCCAAGGGCCGAAGATCCAGCAAGACATGTTACCAGGCCTCGATTCAATCTAGGTCACCCTGCTAAACTTGGAATCTAGGGATTGTATAATGATCTCATGGAAACAACAACGACAAACCCAACACACCAAGAATTAGTATCCGCTTTCGATGGAACAGCCCCAGGCAAAGTATTCGAGGCAACCTTCATTCCAGAAGATGCCCCGTATCCTAGCGTTGACCAATGGGACCGCCGATACTTCAAAGCAGCAAACAAAAAGGAAGCAGTGAAGATTGCTCGCCTTTATGGTCAAGAGATTATTGAGATGAAGTCAATCTTCGTCTACCTAGCAGGCCGCTCAGGCTGCTAGGTAGATCTAAGGATTGTATAATAGTCTTATCAACCACAACGAAAGGACAACAATGACAATGTCAATGCTAATCGAAGAAACAGACAAAGTTCTATTCACGAGCCGAGGCGACAACACAGAAGTTCATGTGACTCTCGAGACTGATGGATTCAAAGTCATCTGGGGCGACTACGTTGCCAATGCTTGGGAAGAAAAGTATGACTCGCTAGGAACAGCGCTCGCTCGAGCCGCTGTCTTGATTCATGCTTCCGAGCACAATGACAACTTTGGCTTCAAGCAAAGCTCTGAACAAGAGTTTGCTGCCGCATGGAAAGAAGCTATGGACAACTTCGTATTCTACGAAAACTAGGGATTGTATAATAATCACATGGACAACGACGAAAGGACAAACATGGACAGAGTAACAATCGACATCGACGGAGGAAAGCTTACGCTTACCCGTCGCACATGGGGCAAGGGCACAAACTCACGAGACATGTACAAGGCACCACGCATGTACGTATCAGTGGCCGATGGCTCCGTGATGGAACACTTGGCAAACAGAACACGCCGCCCGTACAACGTCTACAAGACGTTGATCCACGCAAGCAGCCTCAAGGGAGTGCTCAACCTCTCTAAGCTCAGCTGGGATCAGTTCGCAGGGTGCACATGCCACTGCTCGCCGGGATTCGTTCTCGCCGCACAGAGCGTCACTATTGAGGGCGAGACCTTCCATAACTGGGACGCGTGGTTGGAACTTGACGGCGCGACAAGCCACGTCAACTTCAAGAAGCCAGCCCTGATCTAGGGATTGTATAATAACTACATGGAAACAATCATGAGGCACTTCGACTACATCGAGCACTACGAGCGTCAAGCGGAGCGTGAGGCAGCAAAAAAGAAACCCAATGCTGACCTCATCGCTTCGGCGATGGCGTACGTGGCGCACTCACGGACAAGGATCGCGATCCTCAACGAGGCGTTCATCGCCGAGTTCGGCATCTAGGGATTGTATAATAGTCTCACAAGCACGAACAACGAAAGGACAATCATGGCGCAAATGAAGAGAATTTGGACGATGGGTCAAGAGATCATGGAGCAAGTCCGTGTGGAGTACCCTACTGACATCTTCCAGGAATTTGAAGAGAAGGTGATGGACATGTGTGCGGCCGTCAAAGAATCCGATGGGCTGACAGATGCCGAGTACTCACTCCTCCGCGAGGTGTGTGGAATCTAAGGATGGTATAATAGTCTTATACCCACTACGAAAGGACAAATCATGACACTTACTTACAACATGGACGTGGCGTTCAGCGACGACTACGAAACACTTGCGGATTCCTTGGAGGTCTTGGCGAAACTCTGCCCGACATCTTGGGTCCGCGTGAATGGAAACTGGGGCAGCGGCTGGCCGAACGTTACGGTCACCATTGAGGAATCCGATATTCTCGGAATCTGCACTTGGTACGGCGGTGAAGGCGCCACACCAGAGAGTCTTCTTGAGGACTCCAGCTTCGGTCCGATCCGCGAGGAAGGTCACCCAGGAATCTGGGACTGAAACTCGGGATGGTATAATGGTCTTATACAACCGACCACGACGAAGGGACAAACAATGATACTAAGAGAAAAAGAAGTTCAAACACTTAAGGAAGGCGAAAAAATCGTCTTCTCACGAGGTGGAGATACCGAACAGCAAATGGGAACAGTCCGCAGCATTGAAGTTGACGGAAAGTATGTGACCATCTGGTACACTTCAGAAAGTCAAGAAGTCTCGCTTATCCTTGCGGAAAAAGGAGAAACGATCTTCATCACTCGGAAAGACCGAGTGATGAACTAGGGATGATATAATTAGTTCATCGGGTTGGAACGACCCACACCTTCCGATTATGGAAGGCCCTGGCCCAGGGTAAAAGTTCCAGGGCACCTTAGAATCTAGGGATGTTATAATGATTCTACCAACCAATACGAAGGGACAAGCAATGACAACAACAGTTATCTCAAAGACAGAGGTCGTCATCTCAGAAGATGTGACCCAACTCGATGCCAGCGTGGAAGCGCTGATTGTTGAGTTCAACGAAGCCAAGGCTGCCATCAAAGCAATCGAGGCGAAGAAGCAAGCAGCGGAAACAGCAATCCGTGAGGCGCTCAAAGGCAACGAGATCGGCACCATCAATGGCGTCGAGCGAGTACGAATTGCGCACCGCAACCTCAGCAAGATCAACCGCGAGTTGCTCAAGACAGCCTTCCCAGAGGCTTACTCAGCAGCGCTTGAAGAATCGGCTTACACGGTCCTTCAGGCCAAGTAAGTTTGAGGTAGCGCCGGCTGAGCGCAGGCCCCCCGCCTGCCAGCCGGTGCCACCGCATTCTCTCGGGAATGTATAATGAACTCATAACAAGAATTGGTAGCGACGCGCAAACGCGAAAGCAAACCAGGCGGGTGCCGGGTCTTTCACTCGGTTAGTACAGGCAGCAGGAGAGCGCTCAGGAGCAGCGCCGCAAGGTAATAATTCGTACGACCTTGCGGACATGCCAACTATGCCAGTTCCGGTAAGCAAGCGGCCCGCCGAAACTCTAAGGAAGATATAATGATACAACAACGAAAGGACACACTATGAAACAATGGACAGCAGGAGAAGTATTTGAAGGCGTCACAGAAGTGTGGACAGCCGAAGGCAGCGTGTATGGGCTTGAAGTCCAGAAGCAAAGCGAAGGCAACGTCGTAGGTACAGTGTGGCGCACGATACACGCGACATACGAAGAGCCAGCCGACGTTGAGTGCGTGCTTGAAAAAGAGTACGCCACAATCGGAGAAGCAACGCGCGACCTCGAGAAGATCGATGAAGACGAAGTTAAGTATCAGCAAGCGGTGGACTACTCAATCGATCAGTCCCGACGAGAAGCGCTGCTGTAAAGATCCTGCGCAGTTCGTTGCTGCGCAGTAAGATGCGTTTGAGCGCTGGGCTTAATGTCCTTTCGCCTGGCGCTCACGCACTATCAATCTAAGGATTGTATAATAACTACATCAACCTAAACTAAAGGACACACAATGAAGACACGACCAACACAGCCAGGCCGCGATGGCGGACTTGTAGTAAGGACATCAATCGGCGGCTACTGCCTGCGGATCGAAGATGGGGTTGTTGTAATCCAGATTGACGAGAAAGATCTCATCGATGCGATGCACAACAATGGCTACTCATACGGCAAGACAAACGTTGACCACCTGCCAACAATTCGTGAAGGCGAGTACCGACTCGAGATTGCGTGTCACGCAGTCAAGGTCGTGGATGACGCAACTCGTCTCACAAACTAAGGATTGTATAATGATACTATCAACCAATACAAAGGACAAACAATGACAATCATCGATACGCCGCAAGGAATAGATCACTTCAGAATAGCAGCCACCATAGCGGCTCTCAGAGTTGAAGTCGCAACTGGAATGAAGATGCACAGAGGAGTCTCAGCATTGCGAATGGCTCAGATGTACGGCTGCCCTAAGAATACGAAGAAGGCAGCACTTCCGTGGATGGAAGCGTTCTACGAAGAAACTTACGGCTGGGCCTACGGGTCCAAGCCGTAAGGCATCTGCCGGTAGAAACTCTGGAAGATATAATAGTCTACATACCAAAGGACACACAATGACAACAGCAACGACAAACCAATATGTTTACGACGTACCGAGCAGACCTAATCACGGTAAGCACGATCAAATTCTTACAGTCGGAGAACTCATAGGCATTCTTTCGCAGTGCGACGAAGACGATCAAGTGCTCATCGGAGCGCAGTGTGTGAATGCGGAGTGGCTCAATGTGTGCCAAGTCATTCAACCGAACGAAGAAGATGGCATTTGCGCGCTTACACTGATGGCCGTTGACACATTTGACCCGAGGCAATTCTAATGTTTGTCCCTGCAAGCGAGCCACAGTTCTGGCTTGAGGTAACCGAGCAGGGTATGTGGGCACGGATGGATCGAAGTGAAGACCGATGGAAACAGATTGCGGTCAAGAATGCGCAACAGTTCCGTGTCACGGACACGGTAACAATGTGGTGGCACGATGACCCTGCGCCACCGGCGTCATACAATCACATGGCAATAGCGATTGTACGGGCATGCGGATATGACGGGCTCGAGATACGTGGACACGTGGTCTTCACCGGCCTGTTAGGCTTCTCTGACGGGCAGCAAACTTTGTCTCTTGAAGATGAAGCATTGCTCTGCGCGTACGCCAATCATTGCAAGACTGAGATTGCAGTAGTCTCGCGCATGAATAAATAGTTCCGGCCTGTGGCTAGGCCACATTTGATTGACGGGTCACTCAAATTGTGTTCCGGCCTGTCTAAGGACACGCCTTTGATGACGGGCATGGTTTTCAGGCCCGGCCTGTGGCTGGCACTTGAACTGATGACGGGCATCAGATCTAGGGATTGTATAATGTACCTATGGGAATAGCCACTAAGTATCTGATCTACAAGTCAATCAAGAAACGTGCAGTCAAACGTGAACGCCAACGCGTTGAACGCGAGACCGTAGACTTTCACTGTGAGCATTGTGGATACGCGCTAAGCGACCATTCAGGCGAGCCGTTGTACCTCTGCCCTGAATAGTTCAAATCTCAGGAATGTATAATGATCATGTGTACCAGCGCATTAGCAAAATAGTGCGAGCACCCGAGTCAACATAATAGACTGGGTCCTGACTATCGGAGAAGTAAACTAATAGCGCTGGTACACTTCAAGTCCCGAGATCGCTAAAGCCATAAACTCAGGATTGTATAATGATCTTACACAACGACGACAAAGGACACAAAATGACAAATGACATAGAAACAACTCATGTTCAAATTCCAGGATCAATGTCTGCTCGAGTTGCGCATGGCAGAATTATTGGCTTTGACTTCTCACCAGCAGCGGCTTACGCAGGATACTTTGGAGCAGAGATCAGCATCTCTGAAGGACCAGAGATCACAGCAGAAGCCTTCTGGGACATGGTGGCCAATAAATTGTCAGTCACACCTGACATGCAATCTGGAGTAATTACCGCTTCTTGGATCTGCTGACCTTAGTTGTTCAAAAACTAAGGATGTTATAATTGATCTTATCAGGTAGGCACTCCGCCCACCTAACGACGAAAGGACAAATAATGCTCGCAGGCAAACCATCCACCCGACTTCACGAAGTCATCGACTCATCGTTCCAGTACACGATGGTCGTCCACGCAGGAAGCAAGTCAGCCTGCAACGCCTACTGGCTCGCTCAGGCAAGCCAGAAGCGCCAGGACCTCAAGGTCAGGGTCGCCAAGCGCTAAGGCGCTGGCGGCTTCGGCCTTGGCCAAGTTTACAATTCCTAGTTCCAATGCCTCCTAAGTCTAGGCGGAACTAGGGATTGTATAATAGTCTTATACCTACAACGAAAGGACAAGACATGCCAACAACTTGGAACTTTGACCTCCCATACGAGGCGCGCGACGAACACGAGGACGACGATTGGTGCGAAGGAGACGACGACTCCGAGCCGCGTCCATATTGGAATGGCGTCCCACACTAGGGCCGCCAGGGCTTAGAACTAGAGAAGATATAATAGTCTTATCAACGACGAAGGGACACGACATGGAAACAGCACACATCACAGACCAGACATGCGCCTGCGGATTCTCGTACCAGGATTGGATGGATTACGACGTCACTTGCGAAGCGCCAGAGAATGGCGATCTCCACTTATGGGAGCAGACCAACTAAAAACTCGGGATGTTATAATAATCTCATACCTACAACGAAGGGACACACGATGATCAGGGCAATCAAACTCGGAATCAAAATATCACGCCAGCAGGGAATCCGCAAAGGGATCCAAGTTGGCCGCCACTTCTACCACTGGGCTCCAAAGGCCCGGTGGTAATCTAAGGATGTTATAATAATCTTATCAACGACGAAGGGACAAATCAAATGAACACCAAATGGTGCTTACTCAAGACAAGTGACTCCGGCCCAATGGGACGCGGTCAGAGCAACAAAAAGAAAGTGTACGAGGTCACCGTCACTGGAATGACTCTCGTATGCGAGTGGGGAATGGCAGAGAAGGCGCAACGACAAAGTTCAGTCGTGACCTACAGAAGCCACCAACACGCCCTTGCGGCCGCCTATACCAAGGTGCGGTCAAAGCAAGATCGGGGTTACCAGGTCGCGTACGCGGTCTAGGTAATCACTCCGGCGGGAAGGCTGCGATACCTCGAGCGGGTTCTTGGTTCAAAGCCTTCCATTCTGGAAACTAAGGATTGTATAATAGTCTCATACCTACAAATCAAGGAGAGATTATGGTAAAGGTAAAATGGGGTAAAGGTGAAGTGGAAGTTAATTGTTCGGAAGAAGAATTAGCGGAAGTGTTATCGTGGGATAATGATATAATGTTGGGATGCTGGTTAGGTCTGGTAAATGATAAAGGTCACGCGGCGGGTGTGGAATGGGCCAAAGAATATGACAAGATTCTGCGGGAGGGCTGATCGTTGAATCTAAGGATTGTATAATAATCTTATCAGCAAATGACAAAAGGACAACCATGGAAACAGTGACAATTTGTGAATCAATTACCTGGGGCGGAACCAAAGAAGACGAGACGCTTCAAGATGTATTGGCCGACATTCAGAAAGCCGTACCTTCAGTGAAGATCACGCTTCTTGAAGCCCGCCCGTCGCACACCGGTGGATGGCCGATCTTTGAGTTGACCTTCAGCCGAGAGGATCTCTCATCACTTGCGGGCCTTTGGGAACTTGAGGTTGAGGATATCCTCGAGCGGGCTACGGCCTAAGAGGTTTAACAATTCTAAGGATTGTATAATGATTACATGACAACATACACCGTAACAATTCCACCATCCGCCCCACAAACAGTGTCCGCACCCGATCCGTATTCCGCTTACGAATCCGTATACAATTCCGCAATCCATTCCGTCAACCCAAAAAACTTTGACATCAACGATTACGTTACGACACCGTAATCTGCGATCACGCTTCCACAGGGGCGAAAACTGTGGATTGTATAATGGTCTCATACCCACAACGACGAAAGAGGAAAAATGAACACGAAAGAAACCCTGCTCGCAGCAATCGACCGTATCAAGGACAGCATCGACTTCTCTGATACATTCAGCGCGGTCTACGAGTCCACCTACCTGATTGGGAACGAACTCGCCCAAGACGAATTCACAATCCGCTTGGACAAAATTACCGAAGTCCTCAGCAACGACGACGACATCCTGGCATTCGCACTCGCCCTCAACGGAATCCGCGAGGAGGTTGCGGCCTTATAAGCCTCGAGCGGAAACTCAGGATTGTATAATAGTCTACATGAGGACAACAACAAAACAAAAAAAGCGAACAATCGCAAAATGGGACGAAGTCGATCGCCAAGGCTTCGCGGATGGCGGCCGCTTGCGGGCGCAAACGATCCCGAACAAAAAGCGAGTTGCGGCTCGCAAAGCCTGCCGGGACAAATCCCGGTGGGCGTAATGGCGCTCAAGATCTATGGATGATATAATAATCTTATCAACAACGACGAAGGACAGATAACAAAATGGAAGAAGCAACTGCGGCGCCCGGCCCAGCCATGGGCAAGGCAATCATAAAAGTCAACAACACTGCCACAAAGCGCACGCGCAATCGCGTGAAAGAAGGTGGACCAGTCTTTGAGTTCTTTGACAATGCACACGCCAGACCTGGCGAACTATTGTTGCGGTCGCCAAAGACACAGTGGCTTGGGTGGCTACCAATAGATGAGATCGATTGGAAGCTTGATATTTGAACTAAGGATTGTATAATAATCTTATCAACAACAACAACTGAAAAAAGGACACACAACAAAATGAAGACAGCAATGGTAATTGACACACAGGGACACGTGTCCACATTAGACATCTCAGTGCGCTCACTTGAGCAAATGCAAGCTGCGGTCGGCGGATACGTCCAAGCGGTAGACATAGCCGACGACGTAACCTTGTGGTGCAACGAAGAAGGCAAAATGATGGGTCTCGAGCATAATCCATTTGCTCAGCTCCTGTGGGATCGCACTTTCGGTGCGGGTACTGACTACATCGTCGGAACAGTGGTCATCACTGGTGGCGCGGACGATGAAGGCGAGACTGTGGGACTGACAGCCGAGCAGGTAGCGTCGCTCGGGCTATAAGTTCTAAAGAAGATATAATTGAACTATCAACGAATGACAAGGACAACTCATGACTGAGTACGAAGTTCACGTAGTCTTTCGTGTCACTGAAGAAGACAGCGGCATTGAGGAGCAAGTAGCCGAACGAGCATGGTCTTTCATCGAGCAGACTCTCGAGCCGACATCAATTGATGTGCTCAGTGTCAACGAGATTCCAGAAGCGCCTTCAGCAGAGATCATCGCATTCCCACGCGCTGACTAGGGATTGTATAATTGAACTATCAACAGCAACGACAAAAGGACAGAAAATGAAAGTATCGCCAAAAGACCTAGACAATTTGATCTTTGCTCTCGCGCCGCTAGACACTAAGGCGTTGCGTGACGCGCATCTCACCAGCTACGCTAAAGGAGAGTTGCGGTGCAAAGATGCCAACGTGCGCTATCGCTGGGATCTATACTGGACAGCAGTCTATCGTGGATTCTCGTTCAGCAAAGATACGTACAACGATGCGCACATTGACACAGCACTTCGTCATGCGGTCCCTTTACTAATCGATGTTATCTAATTAGGTAACAGCGCGGTAAGGTTCTACGGATTGTATAATAACTACATAGCAACGAAGGGACAATGATGACAACCACATTTTACTCAAAAATAGAAACTCGGCGGTGCTCGCATTGCGGGTATAAAGGCGAAGTTGAAGTGCCCAACGCGGGCTTATTCAAACGCAGCTCAGGCGCGCTAATCCAAGAGGCTTTCCCAGACCTCAGCAAAGAACTCCGGGAGCAGCTAATGACTGGCACTCACCCCGAGTGCTGGGCAGAGATGTTTGGATAGCTGCGGATTGTATAATTGTCTTATCAGCCAAAACAAAAGGACAACAATGAGAACAGTAAATGACATCATGGAAGAGATCGAAGTTGGGATCATGGACGCCCAGTCCGACTACCCACACCTTAGCCTTGAAGACCTCACAGGAGACGTGGTCCGCAGCATCGTTGTGGATTGCCACCCAGCTGTAGCCAGCGAAGTGCTACGGCGGTACGGTCTCTAGGGATTGTATAATAATCTTATGGAAACAACAAAGACAAAAGACATCAAACAAGTAGACCTCATCGTCCATACCTCATGCGGTATAGCGTTCGAAGTCACTGACGTACTGACTGGAGAGTCCCTCACGGAAGGACGAATCAATTGGTGCACAGACGAAGACATTGAAGAAGATGAAGAGATTGAGTCACGCGGTTGGAACCACTTTCGCAAAAAGATTGCCAAGCAAGGTTGGACAATCAGAGAAGAAGTCTGGTCGTAGCTCTAACTAAGGATTGTATAATGGTCTTATCAACACAACGACAAAAGGAAACACATGCTAAAAAGTAGACACATCAGAAACACACGAGCGGCCGAGCGTAGACTTTACGCAATCGTCGCAAAAGCAAATGAGCTAAAAGCAGAGTCAGAAGAAGTCCGTGAGTACCTGCGGGAAAACCATGAGTCAATTGAAGCAACATTGAAAGCGTTTGACGTAGCGGGTATTCGCTACTAAATGAAAGAGCTAATCAACGTTGGCGGAGGATTCGTTCGCTTGGACGCAGCGATGGCAGACGACATGTCTGTCGTCAATGCGGCCCGAGTGTCGTTTGCAAAGCAAAAGCAAGAGAACGAATGGATAGCAATGTCAGAGGTTGACAAAGGTCTTGTCAACTTTCTCATGCGGGAGCGTCATGGAACTCCGTTTGAGCACAACGCTTTTCGCTTCCATGTCAAGTGCCCGGTCTTTGTTGCTCGTGAGTGGTTTCGTCACCGTATTGGATCATTCAATGAGTTTAGCGCGCGGTACTCAGAAGTTCCAAATGAGTTCTTCGTGCCGGCTGAAAGTGATGTTAGGACGCAAGTCGGCAAGCCAGGCGCATATCGCTTTGAGCCTGTAGATGCTGAATTGTCTCGTGAGACTGTAGAACTCATTCAAAAAAACAATGAGCAAGCGTACGAAGCGTACCAGCACATGATAGTTCGTGGCGTAGCAAAAGAACTTGCTCGAGCGGTTCTACCTGTCTCAATGTATACACAATTCTATTGGACAGTAAATGCGCGCTCGCTCATGAACTTTTTGTCGCTGAGACAGCACGAGTCCGCGCAACGCGATATTCGTGAGTACGCTAATGCGGTGTGCGAACTTGCGTCGCCTGTGATGCCGGTTACGTTTGCGGCGTGGGAACAAAACGCTCGTATCGCGCCGTAAACTCAGGATTGTATAATGATACTATGAACAACGCGGACCTAGACAAAGCAATTGACTTCGCGGAGGGATACCAGAATACGTATCCTTTCTGCAAAAAGATGGCAATTCACTTCAATCGACTTGGGTACCTTACAAGCAGCCAGGTTCAGACCCTACTTTCAATCAAAAAGGAACATGGGCTAAAAGCTCGGTTCTAGCTTCTTGGGATGATAAAGTAGCTAATAACAACATGGAAGGAAACCAAAATGGAATTTGTAGTATCATTTGATAACACAGTGGCATCAGTGGCATGGGCTTTGACAGTCTTCTTGCTTGGTGGAATGGCAATTAGCAAGCGTCGGACAAAATAGCATGGAAGCATTAGAGATAAGCACGGCTGCAAAGCTCGCGCTCGCGACGCTTCCAGCAGTGGCCTTCGTATTAGTTATGCGCGGCTATGGCACTCTCGCAGAGTGCTCTTTGCAAAAGAAAGCAGAACTCGCTGGCAGTAAGCATCGCCACCCGACTAATGCAAATTACAAGGCTGGCTAATTTTCTAGGGATGTTATTATAATCCTGTCAACCTTTACGGTAAGACAACAACAACGACAAACGACAAAGGACTAAGCTATGGGAATGGATGTGTACGGAAGAAATGCTACGTCAGAAAAAGGCGAGTACTTTCGCAATAATGTTTGGTGGTGGAGACCACTGTGGAACTACTGTCTTGAAGTAGCTCCGGCACTATGCGGTGAAGTCGATGGCGACACTAATGGTGGCGATGGATTAGACGAAGATGGCGCACAAGAACTCAGCGCTATTCTAAAAGAGTGCCTTGCAACTGGGCACACCTTTGAATACGAAGACAAATACAACAAACACATCGCGGAGTTGCCACAAACAGACTGCGCGTATTGCGGTACGACTGGGATCCGCACTGACAAAGTAGGCGAAGAATTTGGAATGCCTGCTAAGCAACTGGAAGAAGCGCTTGCCGTCTTACTTGGCCGCACGCACGGCACTTGCAATGGTTGCGGTGGCGAAGGCAAGGTTGCTTCGTGGGAAGCTTCGTATCCATTCTCAGCAGAGAACGTTGAAGAGTTCGCAGAGTTTCTTGCGCAAAGCGGTGGCTTCTCAATTTGCTGATCTAATGTCCCGACCTCGATAAGTTCTTACTGTGATAAGACTCGAGGTTGGACTTACAATCTAAGGATTGTATAATAGTACTATCAACAACAACAGGAGGACACGCTGTGGCACATTACGTAGACACGGTTCTTGAAGGACTCAAGGAGATTGGTCATACGGCCAAGAAACTGGGCATCGAGAAAGTAGCAGAAGCTGCAGGGATCAAACCGAGAATGGTAAAGAAGTTCACGGTTGACCCGATGACATGCAACAATGCGGACATCAGAAAGATCACAGCCGCCGTCAAAGAACTAACAGAGGACAAACCAGAATGACATCAGCAGAAGAAACAGTCATACGCCACATATCGCTCGGGGTATACGACAGTACGTTAGCGGACATAGAGAAAGCTCTAACAGAGCGACTCCGAGTCACGCGGCAGTCAAGAACTATCAAAGACTATGGCGTAGGCGACAAGGTCGTATTCAATAGCCTATGCGGTACACAGTACTTACAAGGAGCCACAGGGGTAGTTGTAGGCTTGAAGCAGAAAAAGTTGCTGGTCAAATTGGACAATCCAGTAGGACGATTTGTCCGCTATTCGTCAGATGGGAAAGTAGAGTCGTCGAGTATCAGTGTACCGACAAGCATCGTTGACATAGTAAGGTAGTACTCAATGACAACCATAGTGTGCGTACAAGGACCTAAGTGGGCAGTAGTCGGCTACGACTCTCAAGTGACAGAAGAAGATGGTCGTCGCTACACGATGGCACGCGGTTCAACAAAGGTCGCAAGGAATGGCGAGTTTCTTCTCGGTGCTGCGGGTGATGTGCGAGCAATCAACATCCTTACGCACGCATTCTTTCCACCACAAGTCGGTGACTTAGTTGGAGTGCGGCTAGACAAATACATGACTAGCAAATTCATTCCTTCATTGCGGACGTGCTTTGAAGCTCAAGGCTACGCAGCGTCAGGTAAAGACGAGCAAGCACAGTACGGATCAGATGTTCTTGCGGTAGTCAATGGAACTGTCTACGTCATTGGTGACGACTACTCGTGGGTACGAGATGCTGCGGGTGTGTACGCGCTGGGAACTGGCGGCGACTACGCATTAGGCAGTCTGCATTCGTTCGGATTGCCAAAGCTCATGACAAAAGTGTCTGCGGCTCAAGATGCGGTGCGGCAATCTTTACAAATTGCTGCAAAACTAGATCCCGGGTCAGGACCACCTTTCCATATTGTAAGCCAACTTGCTCCAAAATAGACGCAAACGAAAGAAGAATAGACATGAACGACGAAAATGACCTGATGAGTTGGAGAGACAAAGCTGCATGCATTGGTCGCCAAGAACTATTCTTTGAAGATCACAAAAGTACTACGGTGCGAAAGGCAAAAAGCGTATGCGCTACCTGTGCGGTGATTGACAACTGTAGAGAGTACGCACTCGTCCATACTGAGTTTGGAGTCTGGGGCGGAATGACTGCAAACGAAAGGCGACGTATGTTGCGGGTACGCCGTAGGCAGCAAAAGTAGAATGAAATACTCAATAGCTCCGTTGACTTGTAGTATCGTGTATGACTTAGGACAATATGTACGGAGGAAGCAATGTCAGAAAACTCAGAGAAGCGTAAGCCACAAAAGTGGAAGTGCCCTAAATGCGACAACACTATGATCACTTTTGTCGGCCTTAGTGAGAACCCTACTTGCCGCAATCCTTCTGCGCACTCAACTACGACCGTAGAAATGGAAGAAACTAAATGATCTTTCTCGTACTTGCTTTCTTGTTTACGTTTGCGGCAATGTCAGTTCGCCTCGCTCGTAAAGAGAAGGTGCACGGTACGGCTCTTCTTGGGGTAGTCAGTCCTCAAAAAGATATTGACAAAAAATTGTAGTACTTATGTACTTTTCAGTATCTACGAAGTAGTATAAGACCAATGACACACATGGATGCAGCAGCCTATGCGGTTCTCGATGAAGCAAAAGCGCTTATTGAAGAAGCAAGAAAGCAGCTTTCACTGATGCCAGAAGAAATACAAACAAAAACTACACTACGAAGGAGACAAACAAACATGTCAGAACTTACAGCACAGCGTGCGGGCGAACTCTACGCTCAAGGGCAATCAGTTATTGAAGTAGCTCGAGCACATGGACTCTCGTACAGCCAGACTCGTAAGCTCATCGGAGCAAGCGGTACACCAATTCGCGATGCATCTGGTCGTCTCAAAGGACGTACCCGTAAGGCAACAGCGTAACTATGCCAACTTGGTTCTCGCAATTGCGGAACTTAGTATGGACATCTGTTCTTGCGGTGATCATGGGTTTAGCATCTGTGGTCACCGCAATTGCGGGTGGAAGTATTGAGGTAGTCGTTAGTCTCGCCTTGTTTGGAGCAATACTAAGCACCCTGTCCTCTAAGGTGCGCTAACACTCGGGAATGTATAGTAGTAGTTATACAACAGAGGAGTAAACATGGAACCAGAAGTATTCAAAGTAACAGTGACCAATAGCGATGGAGACGACATCGTCGCCTACGTCACCCCCGTACAGAAGCAAGCCTATGTTCGCTCGATGACAGAAGAGTACGGTCCTGCCGTAGTTGAGCCGATGATGATTGCGGACCTTCCTGAAGGCATAGAACTCTGATGGTCTGGCTAGAGCACTTGCGTATTGCGGGTGGGCCAACAACAATTGAAGACGACAAGCGCGAACTGCGCAAAGTCGCAAAGATCGATGCCGACTGTAATGAACGCTTTATGCGGGACTTACTTGGTGACGACGAGTACGAAGACTGGGACAACTAGTCTTCGCATTCAATACTAAATGACAAAACGACAAATAAGGAGATAACATATGTGGGTATTTACCCAAGACGGATTCGTAAGCGTGGTGGACAACCATCAACGCAAGGGATTCCTTACAGCACGATCACGTGATCGTCAATCGCTAATCGCTCTTTCAGAGATTGCAAGCTGCGAAATTGAGTTCACACCTATGCGGGACTATCAGTACCGTACTTTCGTAACTCGAGATCAGTATTCAGAATGGCTTGCATTGCAATCAGAAATGCTGAACTACGGCAACTTCAAAGATCAAGTGCATAAGACACTTGGCGACACGTACTACCATGCATGCGGTGAAGTATGGCACGCAATGAACATGGTTCAAGATGACGAAGCCGCGCAGTGGACTAGAGATCGCTACGCTGCGAAAGCGTAACGCAATGGACTCGCACGATCAAGCAACACTAATACTTTGCGTTGCTTTGGCCTGCTGCGTTGCGGTGCTTCTATGCCTGTGACTCAGAGTTTCACATCTATTCTGAAGTCGGAATGGATGTGAAATGACTGCCAATCGACTCAAGTATGAGTGCGCCGCATGCGGTGAGATGTTTGCGAAGACTTATGAGCACATGAGCCATTACATGGAGAAGCACGACGAAGGCTACATACCTCGTGGGCAGCGTCGCTTGCGTAAGGTTGCGTGCCGGAGCTGCGTCAAAGAAATGCCAGTCCCAAACTTAGAAGCTGGCGAGTGGTGGCGTTGTGAGTGCGGCTTTGAGCTTCCACGATCTTGAGGTAGCGGTTAGCTCGGGGCTAAAACTCGGGATGATAAAGTGTATCTATCAGCAAATGCTGGTAACGACAAAAGGATGATCATGGAAACTATTACAATGAAGGGAGCCGTAGTTGCGGTTCTCACGCTCGGAAGCACTGTGCAAATCTGGGTGGCTTCGCCAACCGGTGACTCATCAGACTCACACATCTTTGAGATGCCAACAACGTCTGACTCACACGCACACGTCATTGCAAATATGTGGCGCAAAGCCTGGAATCTTCCAGCAGCTGACGCTCCTCTCGAGTTCTAATTTATAGTGGCCGAGTAACGCCGCAATACCTCATCGCGCTGAGCGGTGTCAAAGTTACTCACTCAGCTAATATCTGCTCGCCCAGCTCGAGTTCTTCGTCGTACTTGGGCTGGCTGCTGAGCTAAAGTCAGGGGCTCGCAAGGACCTCCACCTTGCGGGCCTCACGACTTCTCACCTTGTACGTCAAAAAACTCAGGATGGTACAATGTTCTTACCAACAAGGAAAGGACGAATGACATGCAGATTACAGAAGACAACTACAACGACATCCAGTATGTGACAGCTCATGACGACTGCGGTACATGCCGCGGACACCTAGAGTTCGCACTCGCAAACTTCAAGCGCACACCATCGATTGAATCGATGACTGGGGACAATGACTGCTTCGGTAAGGTCTACATCGCGTAGGCCTTATCGCGGTCATTATCTAAGGATTGTATAATTGGCTACATGACAACCTACATAGTTACCATCACACCTAACAATCCACAAACCATAATCAGCGGCGATCCGTATACTGCGTACGAAATAGCGTACACTAACGATCCAGCCCCGATCAATCCAAAAACTTTCGACATCGAAAATTACGTCAAACTCGCATAACACTCAAACCGCAAGGGCGACGGCGATTGCAACTCGCCGCCGCCATACGGCGATCAAAAACTGAGGATGATAAAGTGTACATATCAGCTAGGCACTCCGCCTGACTGAACGACGAAGGGACAAATAATGGAAACACTACTCAACAAGCCAGTGATTGGCGAAGGAGCTACGGTCAGCTACTGCGCTGACTCGCACGCAATGACAATCATCGCGGTCAGCGATAACGGCAAGACAGTTACCGTTCAGCGGGATTCCGTCAAGCCAGCAGATCACGCAAACATCTACCGTGGCGCCAACTACAACAACATCTGGGTGACCACACCAGACCCAGCCGGAGCGACAATGGTCTTCACCCTCCGCCAGAATGGCAAGTACGTGGCGCAAGGTGAGCCAATGCGGTCAGGGACTAAGCTCCACATCGGCAGCCGCCACGAATACTACAGCTACGAGTTCTAAGTAAGGACTCAGGGGCCAGGCTCGAGAGGGCCTGGCTCCCCCTCCCGGGGGGAATCTAGGGATGATAAATTGATCTCATCAGCAAGGCGCTGGTAACGACGAAGGGACAAATACAATGAATAAGAAATGGGCACTCCTCAAGGGATCAGATATCGGACCAATGGGCCGAGGACAATCCGGCAAAAAGAAGATCTACGAGGTCACGGTGACAGACACCACACTCCACTGCTCGTGGGGAATGGCCGAGAAGACCAACCGCCAGTCAAGCACGCAGGTGTTCCGCACCAGCCAGCAAGCACTCGCAGCCGGGTACGCCAAGGTCAACAGCAAGATGGACCGCGGGTACGCAGTAGCCTACTCGGTCTGACCAGACCTCAACCCAAGGCCTCACCTCAGCAGCAAAGCTGGGGTGGGGCTCAGAGGCGCTCAGAAGCCCTGAGTGCCCTTGCGGTATCCACATCAGGTATTTAGGTAGCACGAGCACAGACCAAGTTCTAGGGCCTCTGGCAACACTCCAAAGCGAGGTGCCTTGCGGGCTAAGGTCCCAGGGCACAGTTCTAGGGATGATAAAGTACTACTATCAGCCAAACCGACTGGTAACGACGAAAGAAGACAAAATGACCACATACACAGTAATGATCGCCGATGGCGGTGGAAGCGAAGTTTACATCTCGGGCGTCACGCTCGAGCACGCCGAGACTCTTGTCGCGACGAACAAGCTTCAGAATGAAGTGAAGTACACAGGCAGCGTCCTGTACATCCGCGGACTCAAGAAATAACCGACGAAAGGAAACAACATGACAACATACGCACCACCATCAGAGAAGCAAGTGGCTTTCCTCAAGTCACTGCTCGGCACCCGTGAGGTTGACGAAGCGGTGAAGAGTGATTTGCTCGAGCAGTTAGAACTTGACGTCCTTGAGAAGCGCATCGCAAGTGAAGCGATTGACTCGCTACTCAAGTTGCCGAAGTTGCCGAAGTCAACCACGCCGTCGCCGTTCCAAGAACTACTGCGGAGCATTCCAAAGTCGCGGTACGCAATTCCGGTTGATGAACTCGAGTTGACAGATGCGACAGACTCCTTCACAGGCGACTTAGTATTTGTTGAACTCAAGGAGTACATGCAGACAATGTACATGCGCCAGTTACACGGTGCCCCAGGTGGCTTCAGTCGCTCGAAGCTCACAATAGAATCCGTGAAGGCGATCATCGCAATTGTTGCGACTGACCCATACAAGTACACTCGCATCTTCGGTGAGCACTACACATGTTGCGGGTCATGTGGAGCAGAGTTGACTGACACCAAGTCACGTGAACTCATGCTTGGACCGGAGTGCCGCAAGAAGTTTGGGAGGTAGGAACATGAGCACATATTCAATCACGCGCGCAATTGACAAGGCCATACTTCAATTTTGGTACTTGCGGGTGTCTATCCGAGTCGGACTTGTTGTTGCAGGTCTTGCAACGTTCATCGCGGTCATCGTATGGCAAGGCAATGACGACAGCAAGTACCACTGTGACAATGGTGGCTTGGCAGTTGTCATTCATGAAGGCGACACACTTTGGGACATCGCCAAGCAGTACTGCACAGGCAGCACCGTGACAGCGGTTGACGACTTGTACAAGATATACGGTTCCACCCTGTACCCAGGTCAGATCATTCATTTGACATCAACCGACTGACGCGGTCAACATACATGGCCTGACTCGTGTAGAATAAGTTCATGGCCAAAAGCATAATGGAGCAACTCGCACTGCTTCCTGTCGATGAACAACGAGTGATACTCGATGGCATGGACATGGAACAATTGATGTGGGACTGGAGAGCATGGGCTCGCCCTGAGCAACTGCCACCGTCGGGAGACGATTGGGCAATCTGGTTGTACCTTGCGGGACGTGGCGCTGGCAAAACTCGAAGTGCTGCTGAATGGGTGCGTGACATGGCGAAGCGAACTGACAAAGGTCAATTGCGCTTTGCACTCGTTGCTCGTACTGCGGCTGACGTTCGTGACGTCATCGTTGAAGGTGAGTCAGGTATCATCTCTGTTTCACCACCGAGCGAGCGTCCACTGTATGAGCCGTCAAAGCGACGACTCACTTGGCCGAACGGCAACACTGCAACATGCTTCACTGCTGATGAGCCTGACGGACTTCGTGGTCCGCAATTCCACTATGCTTGGGCTGACGAGATTGCTGCGTGGCGTCAATCACCTGATGCTGCGGGTATGACATCGTGGGACAACTTGCGTGTTGCTTGCCGTCTTGGTTCCTCACCTCAGATTATCTGCACCACCACACCAAAGCGAGTACCGATGCTGTACGCCCTGCTCACTGAAGCAGAGAAGACAGGCCGCGTAGTGGTGTCACGTGGTTCAACACTTGACAATGCGGGTAACCTCTCAGCAACGTACCTCGATGCAATCACAGGCGTGTACGCAGGTACTCGCCTTGCTGCACAGGAATTGTTTGGTGAGATGCTGAGTGATGTTGAAGGCGCACTCTGGACAATTGAATTGCTTGAACGCTCACGTGAGACTGCATTCCCAGTCGGCGCGCAACTTCGCTGCGTGGGTGTTGACCCATCAGTTGCTGAGAACCCACGTGACGAATGCGGGATTGTGGTATGCGCATCGAGTGGTGAGCGCGATCTATACAAGAGGCACGCTTGGGTACTTGAGGACGCATCAATCCATGGCTCACCTGAGCAGTGGGCGAACAAGGTAGTTGACATGGCTCGCAAGTACTCATGCCCAGTCGTGGCTGAAGTCAACCAAGGTGGTGCGCTCGTTACTAATGCGATCCTCGCGATTGACCCATCAATCAAAGTACTCGAGGTGCATTCAAAGTTCGGTAAAGCATTGCGGGCTGAGCCTGTGACACTCGCTTATGAACAGGGACGCATCCACCACGTCAACTACCTGCCTGACCTTGAGTCACAGATGTGTTCATGGATTCCCGGTGAAGGTAAGTCACCTGACAGAGTCGACGCACTCGTGCACGCTCTCACAGCACTCGTGATCAAGCCACCGCCTGGTTTCGTAGGCGGTACGATCACAGCACGGTCGCCATCATCGAAGCGCATTGCAAGTTTGCGGGACAGCGTGCTCGGTGGAGGCAGAGGTGGTGCAAGAGTGTTCATACCTCGTACCAAGTAATCACGTATGCGGTGAGAGTATATGATGAAGCAATGAACACTGACAACACTCATGAACACGATGCGCCTGTGGCAGTCGAGGTACCAGAAGTAATTGCTGTACCAGAAGTAATCGCCGAAGTAGAAGTACTCGCCGAAGTAGAAGCACCTGCGGTACTCAATGTACCTGCTGAGCCACAAGCATCTGCGCCACTTGACAAGTTTGAACTACCATCGCCAGCACCTGATGCTTTCGTAAAGCGTGCAGGTGTAGTCGTTACCGGAGGTGCAACAGACTCCGTGTATCTTGACAAGTGCGTGTTCAAGAATACGGGTGCTCGCAAATCACTCTCAGTTCATCACCTTCAACGTCGCCTCGTCGAGTTGGGTTACCACAACGCACTCGGAGATCCTGACGGCTGGTACGGTGACGATACTCGTGCTTGCGTTCATGCATTTCAGAAAGACAGCAACATTGATGGCGATGGCATTATGGATGCCACCACACTTGAAGCGTTGTTTGCTCGAGATCCACACGTGACCGTCGTACTCGTCAACTAATACTCTTGCGGGTGGGCCTCGCTCGCCTCACCACACTCGCCACACCTACTCGCCACGGTGAGTGCACGGTAAATGTATGCGCGGTTCATTGCGCGGTTCATTGTGAAGCACCTCACTCAGGCGCACGCCTTTCGTTTCAACTTTGCGATTGCGCACCTCACCCAACACGTGTGGCCACTCGCAATGCCATGCGGGTGACCTTTATGAACACGCCTTCACATGCGGGCACACCTCACTCGCCATGCGGTGCACCTCATCACGTGCGCCTCACGCCTTCACGTGTACCTCACGTGTACCCCATCACGTGTACCCCATCACACCTCATGCACGCCTCGTAGGCACCTCACCTGTGCACCAAACACGCGCACCACTGCCACACGCCTTCACGCCTCACTGGCACCCTCCGCGAGTGCCAAACACGTGTTCATGATGCCCACTTTTGGCCCTCTTCTGGGGGCCTCTCAGGGCCTCTCAGAAGGCCTCATTTTGACCTCACTTTTGGCCCTTGCTTTTGACGAAACCCTTGCAATCATTGGACATTAGACAGCCATATAACATAAGGGTTTGACGACTGCCTGTCATCAAACCATTGCAATCATTGGACCTTAGAAAGCCTTATGTTACAAGGGTTTGATGAAGGCACACCATGAAACCCTTGCTATCATTGGACATTAGAAAGCCTTATAGAGTAAGGCTTTGATGATGACACCTCGTCAAACCATTGCAATCATTGGACATTAGAAGACCAATGATACCAACGGTTTCATGGCACCTTGCCCTCTAACCATTGCAATCATTGGCTTTCAGAAACCGTTATAACATAAGGGTTTCATGGAAACCAATCCCGAGTGGACGCTCTATAACCGCTGCCCTCTCGCAGGCTAAAACCATTAACCATAATGTACTATTTCTCTAGCTGTACAAATTCCCCAAAGCCTTTTTATCCTTAAGGTACAAATTCCTCTGTTGTACACAAGTTTTCCGCTGCGGCTATGATACGTTGAAGACATGGCCAAGCAAGTTCTTCCACATTCTGAGCGTGAGTTTCTCGCCGTCCTTAATGGTAATGAATTAAAAGCGCGAGTAAAGGCGCTTTCAAGTGCGGGTTGGTCACTTGGTGCGATTGCCGATGCGTTCACTCCTCCCAAGCAACGTTCATCCATCCGTGTATGGGCCACTGGCAATACGCAAACACGTCCCGACCATCCACCTATTCCCTCAATCTCTTCCCCTTCTTCTCCGAGATCACGTTCTATCTTACCCGCAGCGGAAAAATCCGCCTCGGCGCATAAGCACAAGCGCGTCCGCCGTGCATACGATCCGACCAGTCCTTTGCTTACTCACGCCAAGCAACAACAAATACAAAAGCTCTCACCACTTGCGAGACAGTATAGAGCTCGAGCAAATCCAAATGGCGTCTACGCAAAGGCAAACGTTGAACTTACAGAACTATGTAAGGATCTATACTTCAAGCAAAATGTCTCTGTCCGAGAGCTTTCCGACGCCGCAGGTGTTACCTACAGGGCGATGGCTCGAAGAATTGGCGTAGGAAAGTAGCTAATGCAAATAAAATACGATGTCTTTCCTGCACAGGTTCTAGTTTGCCCGGCGCCTGAAGATAACCAATATGAAGCCTATAGCGCTCTTACCGTTCTTGACGGCAAGCAGATTGCACACTCGCGGAAAGTTGAAGCCGTACGAGTAGTGCTGTACGGCGGCAATGTTTTGATAGCAGGCGATGGTCAAAACGGACCGATGCTTATCTTTAAAGAAGGCTATAACGAAGAAACCCTAGACTTGACAACAGAACGGAACAAAGGAACGTCTCGCCTAGTAACCACATCTGGAAAAGTAGTAATCTTCAGCAAAGACAACAACTGCGGCTGCGGCAGTATGCTGCGCGCATGGAATCCGTACGGAACCCTGTACTCAGTGAAGGACCCAACAGGAACAGAATGACTCGTATAATAGACTACACAATCATGGCTTTGGCCATTTACCGAATCACAAGACTTGCCACAACTGACGTTGTCTTTAATAAGTATCGCAATCGTATTTGGAAAAAGTATCCAGCTTCCGAAGGCGGTTTGGGATACTTAATTACCTGCCCGTGGTGCGTCAGCATCTGGGTATCATTGCCTGCTGTAGTTATGTATAGAATAAACACTGACTGGACAGTTGTTGTATTAAGCATCTTTGCTTTTTCAACTATCGTCGGGTTTCTTAACCGCGTTGATTGACATACAAACACACTAAGCGTGTTAGTATGCCTTAGTCAACTCCGTTGTAACGACTATAGGAGATAACGTGGGCGTTTTCCGCCGAGATTTTATTGAGCCAACACGCAGGACTGGCAAGCCTGTAGCACGATCATCCGCGCAGCCGACCTTTCCTTCTTCCCCAGGATATTCTGTAGCACAGTCAGCACCATACTCAGCGCCACGAGCTTTGACAGCAGCGGCCGCACAGGTACGAGTCAATGACAAAGGCGAAGCCGAACAGTTTAAGAACCGTCGTGCCGCAAGCTCGTCTGCTTGGCAGTCAGAGGCTTGGGAATACTACGATGCCATTGGCGAAGTCAAGTACGCCTTTAACTTAGTTGCGTCAGTTGTTTCACGTATTCGTATTTATCCAGCAGTAATTGAAAACCAAGCTGAAACTCCAGTGTCGGTACGTAGCTCTTCTCAGATTGACCAGCGCTTAGCTGCAGCAGCCGAGCGCGCGCTTCTTCGTCTTGACTCAGCGTACGGTGGCCAAGCAGGATTGCTTCGAGATGCCGCGCTCAATATAAGCGTCACCGGCGAATGCTACTTAGTGCAAATGCCTGCGCAAATCGGATCTCAAATTCCTGAGTCGTGGGATATTCGCTCAGTTGATGAAGTACAAGTTGATGCAAAAAATACTTATGGAATTGTCGGTCGTAGGGACTTGCTCACTGGGAGTAACAACAGCGGTGGCGGAAATCGCAACAAGGGAATAGTTGCGCTGCCATCGACTTCGTTTGTTGGTCGCATCTGGCGCGCGCATCCACGATTTTCTGAAGAAGCCGACTCGTCACTTCGAGGACTGCTTGATCTTTGCGCAGAATTGTTGCTATTAAATAGAACGTTCCGTGCCACAGCTCGCTCACGCTTAAACGCTGGTGCGTTGTACCTTCCTGACGGACTCAGTGTTGCGGCATCTGCTGATCCTGATTATCCGTATGATGACGAGAACAATATGAATCCAGGTATCACGGCTGAAGAAGCTGGCGACGAGTTTGAAGATCAACTCATTGATGCGATGACAACGCCAATTCGTGATGAAGATTCTGCATCAGCAGTTGTTCCTTTGATTATCCGTGGTCCTGCTGAGCTTGGCGACAAGATTAAGCAATTCAAGTTTGAGCGCTCGTTTGACCCGGCGCTTGCGCAACGAGCTGATCGCGTCTTAGACAGAATTCTTCAAGGACTTGACGTTCCAAAAGATATCGTCACTGGTCTTGCGAATGTTCGCTATTCAAATGCATTGCAAATTGACGAGTCACTGTACAAAGCACATATTGAACCGTTAATGCTACTTATCGCTGACGCACTTACAGTTGTTTACCTTCGTCCGTACCTTATTGCTAACGGTTTTGATGAAGGCGACGTAAGGCGTATCACCGTATGGTACGACCCAAGCGCCGTCGCAACTCGTAATGACAGAGCAGCTGACGCTGACTCCGGCTTTGATAGAAAAGCTATTTCGTTTGATACATGGAGGCGTGCACACGGTTTCAGCGAAGCAGATGCGCCGACACCGGATGAAGTCGCACTTCGTATGTTGTTTGAAAAAGGAAGCATTTCTCCAGAACTTACTGAGTCAATGATTGGCGCGTTCGCTCCAGAGATCATAAAAGCTACTAGAGCAGCTCAACAAGCTTCAAGCGTAGCTCCAATGCCCGCCAACATAATGGACATGTTGCAAGGTGGACAGCCAAGCGCCGCACCACCGCCAGAGCAACCTACACAAGGACCTCCACCAGAGACGTTAGCAGAACCGCAAGTGGCCGTGGACTTAGGTCCTCAAGCGCCACCGCAGTAACATCGCGTAGGAGAACTAAGTGAACACGAACTGTCAGTCATGTGACATAGCATGCGTTTGCACAGCAGGTGCATGTGTTTGTATGCCAGAATGCACGTGCGGTTGCCGCGACGTGACTGGCGTGATTGTAATAACTGACGCCGCTGACGGATACACAAATGGTGGAATGCGTAGTGGCAAATACGTCATACCAGAAGAGAGCGAACTTGCAGATGCTCTCATTGAGATAACGCAAAGGTACGGCAAGTTCAATAGCGATGACACTGGTGTCTGGGCTGGATACACGCCAGGCGCGCAAAACGAATTAGCCAGCATCGGCGTTAAGTGCGGCAACTGCATTCTATATGAAGGCGGCACTTCTTGTAAAATAATTGAAGCGCAAGTCGAGCCAGACGGGTATTGCCGTTTTGCGCTTATCCCAGATGGGACGGTAACCGCTGCAGCGTCTAAGCCCGCACCGAAAAAAGATCGCATACGTGGATCAGATACAAATAAAAAAGGATCTGCATCTGGCGGTAAAAAAATAGTTTTTTCTGACAAAGTAGAAAAGGCTTTATCAAACAAAGTAGAAGAGCATAATAAAAAAGCGTCTGAAGGAAGAAAAGCTACTCTTTCAATGCTCAAGGCAGTTTATCGCCGAGGCGCCGGTGCATTTTCAAGTTCGCACAGGCCAGGAGTTGGCCGTGACCAATGGGCAATGGCTCGCGTTAATGCGTATCTTCGTCTGCTAAGGACTGGCCGACCAGCCAATCCAAACTACAAACAAGATAATGACCTTCTTCCTGCTAAGCATCCTAAGTCGTCGAGAAAAGATTTAGCGATTACAGCATCGGCAGCTGCAAGTGCTGAATTGATTGTTCACATAGAAAGTAAAGATGCGTACATGTCACCTGAGCATGCGATATTGCGCTTTACAGAATTCTCAGGACTAAACTACGACTCAGTTCCTATTTTTCGCGCAGCTTGGATGCGCGCTGTAGCTGCTAATGAAGATCCGTACGAAAGAACATCACAGTTGGCAATAACAATGTACAATAGTAAAGACGCAGATCTGCTACCACGCAAAAAGACAGGCGATAAAAAATGAGCAACTTGCATAATGGATCTAAATTACGCAAAAAAGATGTACACAGCATTCGTGAGGCAATTCTCTCGATGGTACAAGAAGCGAACCTTCGCACTCTTCCTGAGCGTAGGGTGTCTGACAAAGCGGCTATCACTGTTGCTAACAGGGATCTTGAAAAGACAAAAAACGCAAGTGTAGCAAAGCGCGAGTTTTCCGCGCTTCGAGCAGTTGGCTCGTTTATCTCTCTTGCAACGATTAACAAGGTAACTGAAGCATCGCTGCAAAATAGTGATCTATTGGCTATCGGACATCCTTTCTCAACAAAAGCACACAGCATGACCGCAGCTTCGCTGCGCAACGAGCGCGCTAAGTGGATTGCAGCTGACGAATACATCGACAGCTCAATACGCTCTTTGGTTATTAAAGCTCATGGATATGAAGAAAATTCAATGGAGCGAGCACATGCTTTTGCACGACTCGCTGCAATGGGACCAGGATTCGTGCCAATCACTGCATCGATTGATCTCAATACTGCTACATCCGCGTACACCGAGTTCGTATTTGGCCTTGGCCTTGGCGGCAACTCAGATATGGCTAGAAGGCTTAGGGCGAAAATGCAACGCCGTGACCGCCTTGGACGTTTTGCATTTATGGGCGGTGGATTCTCGTTTAGCTTCCGCAGCAAAGATGGCAGGTTTAGCAAAGTATCTGGCCGTGTAGTTGGCGCATCTGGCGATCAAGATAGCATCGACATTGAAGTAAAGAATCATCCAAGACTCGCTGACGGTATTTATGCTATGCCGTCATCTAGAGGTACCGCAGTTAGAGCCATTCTTGATGATGAAATCATTAAAGATCTGCCACAGGCTGACATTGATATAGCAGCAGATGATGTATTTGTCGACGAAGCAAGTCTTACGCGAATGATGGCTCCGACTGGCTGGACCACAGAAGAATCGTCAACTCAAGGTGGCAAAGCAGTCAGCTGGGTTCACAAGAGTGAAGACGGTTACGAGGTCTATGACTCACCAGGCGATCCTTTCGGTCGCTTTCAATTGCGCAGAGAAAAAGGCAATGGCGCAAGACAACCTTTTCCAAAAGTTAAGTCATGGGCAGACGTTCAAAAGCAAGCAATTTCAGACCAAGATCTTTACAAAGACTATCTTGAAAAAGAGCAAATCAATCAAGATAAAAACAAAGCGTTTGATGAAGCAGCAAAGTCTGGTGAAGGCCCTCCTAGTAAGGCGCTTCCCGGCCGAGCTTGGGTCAAGCATGAAAACGGACAATGGTATGAGCGCGAGCTTGGTAGAAACTATGACGTTGCAGACGAAGAACTTCAGAAAATAGCTAAAGAAGCTACTGGACCATACCTCCCACCGAAAGACAACGACTTCGGTAAAAAATACAAAACCTCAACAGGTAAGTGGAAAGAATGGGACGAAGGCAGTGATGAGTCTTGGCAGTACAAGCAGGATTATCAAAAGCGTCTGAACGGTGAATACTCAAAACTTAAGCGTCTGCAAGAAGCGCAAAAGGCTGGACTGTTTGATCCAAAGTCAGACATCGCTACTGTGCGCGACATCAATGGCGACAGCTCAGTAGGCGAGCAACTCCGTAGCGCTATCACCGATACTGCGGCAGTGCGGTTTAACTATGATGGAAAATACGATGTTCAGTTCACTCCGAAAAGCTCGTATGTAAACAAAAAAACTGGCAAAACAAACTTTGTTGGTTTAGACACTAAAGGCGTACAACGCACGTATGCTGCTGACAAAATTGCTCCACCAAAGTCGGCTGCAAAAACAGAAGTAAAAGCAACAATTCCAGATGCACCAGAAGCTCCACCTGTAGACACAACACCAGATGTTGTTGATCTCAAAGCTGCAATTGAAGGAATGAAACTTGGCGAAACTAAAGAATACGTTGCAGGTCTCGCAGCTAAAAAACAAAAAGTACGATTCAACTACAGCGGCTCAGAGCGGGTCGTTGAGCCGATTGAAGTATGGGTCAATGGCCAGACAGGCCGAATCAACCTACGCGCCATTGACAAAGACGTAAAGAAGAACTTTAGCTTTGACAAGATTGAAGCACCTAAGCCTTCAGAGCGCGACATCGCACGTGACCAGCGCAACGCGGACCGCGTAGACGAAAACATCAACAACCCAGACAACTGGGAACTAAAGCCAGTGGGGTACCCCGCCACGCGAAGTGAGTGGAACTACATTGGCCCACGGCCACGGTCCGAGGACAGCGTTGGTCCTTACATTTCGCCACCACAGTCTGTTCTTGACAAGTATGCTAAAGACTTGTTTGGCCCTAAAGACGGCGGCCCTAACGTAGACGAAACTGACACAAGCACAGACTTCCCGATGAGTCCAGAAGAGCGTGCAGCAGCTAAGGCCCGACCTAGCGAGCGCGTGACAAATCTTGACGGACTAAAAGGCGATGAGCTTACAGCAGCCATTGATAAAGCAATAGCAGACAAAAAGCCACTTAAGTTTACATACCACGAAAAAGAGCGCCTGGTTCGCCCACTCGAAGTATGGACAAATCCAAAAACTGGAAAAGTCAACTTGCGTGCTGTTGAGGCCGATGCCGATACTGATAAGAACTTTACACTTGAAAAAATTGGCAAACCAGTTGATGAGAAAATCAAACAAATTGATGCCGATGACATTATCAACATGCCACAAGAGCAGCTCGATGACGTTGTCGATGCGCTGTGGCCAGCAGCGGCTCCTTCACAGCAGGTAGCGCCAGAAGCAACAGGCCGTCGTATTGTTGATGCATCAAGCAGCACTGCAGTTGAGCGCGTTGAATACGACCCAGCTACAAAAGAATTGTTCATTCAATTCAAGTCATCAAAAGATGGAAAGGGTGGTGGCGTTTACAAGTACAGCGACGTTGCTCCCGAGTTTGTAGACAGACTTGAAAGCGGATCAATTGGAAAAATGATTCCAGAACTCAAGAAGAATAACTCTTCTGAGAAACTAGATGAATTCCCAGCAGGCGGAAGCGGAGGCCCAGGCGAGCCACCAGCAGGCGGCCCAGTCGTACCGGGGAACACCGGTGACGATGCTGTTGATAAACTGCGCCAAGCACAGGCGCTCATCGCCGAAATGGAAGACTCGGGCGCGTTTGATGCTGCAAAAGTAGATGACGCAATAAAGCTTGTCAATAGCGCATCAAGTGATTTTGATTCTTTCGTAAAGTCAAAGGATGCTGTCAACCAAGGCAACGCTGAAGGTCAAATTAAGAATCTTTTAGAAGAACTCGACGATCTTAAGTCTAGAGAAGATGTTGATCTTGCTCCTAATTTTGATGACTATATTCTTGACGTTGAACTCGACGTCATAAGATTCGGCGAGTCAGACGATGACGGCCCAGGCGAGCCACCAACAGGAGGACCATCAGCAGGCACCCCAGGTGACGATGCTGTTGATAAACTGCGCCAAGCACAGGCGCTCATCGCCGACTTGGAAGACTCAGGCAAGTACGATGCTAAAAAAGCAAATGCTGCAATAAAACTTGTCGAAGAAGCATCGAAAGATTTTGACTCGTTCTTGATGTCAAAGGATGCTGTCAACCAAGGTGATGCTGAAGGTCAAATTAAGAATCTTTTAGAAGAACTTAAGGACCTTAGGAACAGAAAAGATGTTGATCTTGCTCCTAACTTCGATGACTACCTTCTCGATGTTGAGGCTGACATCATACGATTTAGCGAACTAGACGATGACGGCACGGGAGGCCCAGGTGCCCCAAGCGAGCCACCAGCAGGCGGCCCAGTCAATCCTGACAAGTACGAAACAGAGTACGGCTTTGACTATCCTAAAAAAGTTACCGACGAAAACGGCAACCAAGTCAGCCGCGTGATTGTCGATGTTGTCACAGAAGACATGTCGCTAGAAGAGATTGAAAGAGACTTCAAGAAAAAGTTCCCTGGTGGCGCGATGAAAGTTATTCGTCAACGCGGAACTAACGGTTGGCCCGAAGTGCAATACGACGTTCGTCCAGGAGACGAAGACAAACTCGGTAAGTGGTACAGCGGCGACCTTGAGCCTTATGACTATGCCGGTGATGCCGACGCACTTGACGATGCCGATACTCGTAACTTGCCAACAGCTCAAGACTACATGGATGATCCAGCAGTTGCTGAAGATGCTGATGCCGGGTCGTTCTTTGATGAACCAATGTTTGATTCGCTATTTGATACGCCAGATGGCGCGTACAAACTTAATGTTTTCGAAGCGTATCGCCCAGTCGGAAGAACAACAGAAGACAGTGAAGATTTTACTGATGATCCAGACGTTCTTGCCACTAAGTTTGATGTAACAGAGCTTGGAAGAGCGCTGGCACAGGCAGTTCTTCCACTTACAAATGACCAAGCCACAGGTTACGGAAACCTTCCATTTGAAAGCGGCGACGAGCCAGTAAAAGCTGAGGCGTTGTACGAGGCGCTTGGTGCAGCGAGAATGACGCCAAACCTTGTTCTTGCTGGTCTATACGACTCGATGCTCGACCCAGAGCGTGGGCTAACTAATGTTGAGCGAATTACTGATGTTTCCCGCAATGACAGCTCGCTTGACAATGGCATTGATGATCCATTCACTGCTGAAATTCTTCCCGTGGCTGACCGCAGCGCAGAAATTGATGCTGCCATCGCGCTAAACGAAAAGATTGGCTCGTATAGATACGCAAGCAACGGCGTTCAAAAAATGCGTGATCATTCTGAGAATAATCCTAAAATGCTGGATATTGCAAAGGACCTGACACAGCGAGAGGATGATGATGTTCAATTTGACACCATCAACCTTATTGACTTGTTAGATAAATATCTCCCGTGGGCTTCGAGTAGCGATGCCGATGAGCGCGACGCGTTTAGAGGCCTTTGGGGAATGATGATGTCGCTTGATGGAGGAAGTTCCATTGAAAGCGACTCACGATTTGAAGGATTTAGGCGAGAAATTCTTAGTTCGTTTGAACGAAGGAGTGGAAACCCAACTCTTGCGCAAGACGACTATGACGAGTTCGTTCTACAGTATGGTGGTTTTCCAGAGTTCGTAGCTGGCAAGAAAGCTATCGCCGATGGACAAGACGATCTGTCCGCTGAAACAAGCGCTGCAGCATTTTTTAGACTTGTCAAAGCAAGTTCCCGCCCGAATACTGCTCCATTGTGGAGGTCAATCGGCGTAGCGGAAGGCTCGAGCGAGTTTCAGAAGTACACAGTACCTGGATCACGATTTGACATGGACCCGCGTTCATTTACCGCGCAGTCGTTAGAAACTGGGACATTTGGCGACATAGCGTATTCGCCTACTGACAAAAAAATTGAACGAGTAATCTTTAAACTAGATCCGGGCGACGGAGATACTATTTCAGCTGAGTCCGTTTCTTGGTTCCCAGACGAGCGCGAAAATATTGCATTTGGTTCATTTGAAGTTATTGAAGTAACGCGGCAACCGTCGCAGCTTGGCAAGACGCGTAATGACGATTACGTTGTCCGTATTCGTAAAGTTGATAGTGGCAATCAAACAGATGAGCAAAGCGCGCTGCCAGCGCCAGGGCAATTCTCCGAAGCAACGCAGCACGGAGACATTTCTGGTTGGACGCAGGTTGGCAATCAAGCAGGGTCTAACCCTGGAGGATTCTATGACGACCCAGCCGGGAACAGCTACTACATTAAACAAGCAAGGTCACAGTCTCATGCGGACAATGAAGCTCTTGCATCGGCCTTCTACAAAGAGCTTGGAGTGCCAGCCGCTGAAGTTGGTTTTGGCGAAAAAGACGGAGTGTTGCATTTAGTCACTCCGTTGATTGATGGTGCTACACCAAACTTTGAAGAAAAAGTGTATGGCGGAGACAATGAATACGTCAAGAAAGTCCAAGACAACTTCGCAGTTGACGCGTGGCTTGCTAACTACGACATTGTTGGAATGGTCTATGACAACGTTGTTTCAGATGCAAACGGCGAGCCAGTAAGAGTTGATCCAGGCGGCGCGCTGATGTGGCGAGCTCAAGGCAAGCCAAAGCCATGGTTTGGTGACACTGTTGACGAGCTCGACAGCATGCGCGATCCAGATGTTAACGAGCAAGCAGCTAACGTATTTGGCACAATGAGCGATGATCAAATCAAAGCAAGCGCGCAAAAAGTTGCTAACCTTACGCCAGAAAGAATTGAAGAAATTATTGACTCGGTTGTCACAAGCCCAGACGATGCTGCACTTCTCAAGGAGCGGTTGCTAAACCGTCGTCAATACATTATGGATCGTTTTGGCTTTGAAGAGCCTACAGACGTTCTCGGTGAGCCACAATCAATTGCTTCAGAAATGGGCATTGCTTCTAAGGATCTTCAAGCAGGCGATGTCACAGTCGGCGATTCATTCGTTATTGAGCGCATATTCACTGATGCAGATACTAAGAAAGGCAAGGTAAGCGTTCAAGGATACTTCCCTGGCCACGAGTCACAAGTTAAGCAGTGGAACGAAAACACAGTCATTATGGCAACACGAGGCGGACAGCTTCCTGCTAAAGGCGACGCACCAGCGTTACACAGACCAGTCGCGCCTGCCAAGCCGCAGCCTGCCGCTTTCACTGGCTCAATCGCAGATGAACTCTCTGGAGCTCAAAGCTGGGACGAAGTTCGCAGCATCCTACGTGGAAAAACAATCGTATTCTTTGACTACGAAACAACTGGATTCCCAGACAAGAAGACAGGCGACAAGAGCAGCAACCAACCAGCGCAACTTGGCGCAGTAAAAGTTGTTGATGGTCAGATAGTTGACCGTTTCAACTTGTTCATGAATCCAGAAGAGCCTCTTGGCGGTTGGTCGCGCGATAACCTTAAGGGCGCAGACGGCACTCCACTAACCGATGAGCAACTTGCCACGGCACTGGACAAAGGCGAAGCGCATAGGCAGTTCATTGAATGGGCTGGCCAAGATGTGATTTTAGCAGCACACAACGCTCCATTTGACCTTGGCGTTATGAATGAAACGCTTGGCAAAAAAGGACTAGAGTACGCGCCAACCGGTGGAGTTATTGACACTCTCAAGCTTGCGCAAACAGTGATTGCATCAAAGAAAGCTGCAGCTCATCACGTAAACAAAGATCAAATTAAGACTGGAGACCCGAGTGGGCCAGATACCCACCGACTAGGCGACCTTGCATCTCACTTTGGCGTTGAACTTGGAGACGGGTGGCACACTGCAGATGCCGACTCTGAAGCAACGTCAAACGTCTTAAACTCTCTTATTGACTACGCAGCCGGAGCAGACGGTGGAGACACGTCGCTCCGCAGCGTTCTTGATGCGGGTGACAGCTACCAAAGCAACATGGCCGAGTTTGAGGCAAGAAGTGCACAGTTCAAAGATGAGCTAGCTAACTATGAAATACAAAAAGCAATTGCCGCAGCATGGAATTGTCGTGGTGGAACAGTTGCAAGTATCGCAGCTCTTATCGCAGCAATTGACGACCCAGACTGCAACGTCCCGTCAATTGATGACCTTATCAAGGCAGCAACTCCTGGTGGTACAGACTTTGTAGATCCAGAAGGTCTTCATACAGGAGATTCTTCTACGGGAGACGCTTACACGCTAGAAGCAGAAGAAATCCCAGAGATGGACGGCGTTGAGCCTCCGTTTATTCCAGGAATTGAAGATCCAGACGATGAATTCCGTCCAAGCGATCAGCAGCAGGCAGTAGTTGAAGCTTTGTTTACTGGCGGCGACATTGTTATTCGCGCAGCCGCTGGCGCGGGCAAGACGAGCACACTAAAGATCCTCGCACGACGACTACAAAAGCACAAGCCAAAAGAGCGCGTGGCGTACATTGCCTTTAACGCTACAGTTGCCGCTGAAGCTCGTGAATCGATGCCATCAAATGTTGAAGTACGCACCGCTGACTCTATTTCAGTCAACTGGACAAAACTGAACTTTCCAAAGTTGCATAAGAAAAAGGGCGCAAAAGATACGCTTTACAGCCCTAGTGACATAGCTACTCATCTTAAAGTTCCAGCGATGACTGGAATGGACAATAAAGGCAAGCCAGCAAAACTGCCAGTGTCAGAGTCTGTCAAAGAATTGCGTAAGGCAATTTACCAATTTACCATCAGTGCTGATAAAGAAATAGGACCACAGCATTTTGACTCCGATGCAGTAGAAGCTTCAGACATACCAAAGCTTGTTGAGGCCGCAGAAAGATGGTGGGCAGACATCTTAAGCGAAAACGGAAAAATGCTGTTTAGCTTTCCGCACATGAAAAAGATGTGGGCGCTTTCAAACCCAGATCTATCAGATGACAGTGGCGGGCTTAAGACTCCAGCAAGCGTTATTTTTATGGATGAAGCGCAAGACATTAACCCGGTCTTAGGCCGTGTTATTGCAGCACAGACAGCCCAAAAAGTCTACGTTGGCGACGAAAACCAAGCTATCTACCAGTTCATGGGCGCAGAAGATGAGCTACAAAAAGTAACAGTTCAGCACGATCTTCCTCTTACTAAGTCATATCGTTTTGGCGAAGTAATCGCGAGAAACGCAAACAGGTATCTACGGTTTAAAGAACGGTTCCTCGGCGAAAAGAAGACTTTTGCTGTTGAGGGAGCAGGCAAGTTCCCTGGAGAAATAGTTGCGGCTGGGTCTATGAAAAACGCTCAAGCTGTGCTTGTTCGTTCAAACGCTGGCGCATTTAGAGAAGTGCGCACTGAACTTTTAAACGACAGAATAGTTGGAGTCACAAAAGGCTTCAAAGCAGACTTAGATAACTTCATCATAGCTGTTGACTGGCTTCAAGCACCAGAGGCCACGCGGGGAAGTCGCCCAATGCGGGTTCCAGAGGAACTCCGCGGATACAAGAATTGGGCAGAAATTGTCGACGAAGCCGCTAAGGAAGGCGACAGCGACTTTAGCCGCAAGACACGAATCTTAGTTGACGACGTTGAACAACTTGGACTCGAAGAACTTAAGTCATTGGCCAGCCGCGTCAAAGTACTTAAAGGCAAAGTCAATACAAAAGTTGTCGATGACGGCTCTCTTCCTGATCTTCCAGACGACCTGTCACCAGGCGTTGAAGGAGATGTTGGCCGTGACATTACTTTCTCAGTTGAAGAAGATGCAATTGTTCTTAGAGGAAGCACATACGGTGTAAAAGATCAAATAAAAACAGCCAATGGTGGTCCAGCAAAATATGACGGTGACCGCAAAGCTTGGATTATTCCAGCCAAAACAGACAAAGCTCGCCAAGCAGGACTTGAAAAACTTCAAAAAGTTCTTGCACCAGAAACAGTCGCAGAGGCGTCATACGTAGACGTAGTTGTTTCATCAGTTCACCAAGCCAAAGGCGCCGAGTGGGACGAAGTTCGCATGGGCAACGACTTCTTTGGGCCACGAAAGCCGAAGAAGTCTGACGGCGGCGAAGATGCCGATTGGATTATGCCAACCCCAGTTGAGCTCAACCTCGCGTACGTTGGCGTTACTCGAGCCAAGAAAACTCTTGACCCTGGCTCACTCAATTGGATTGATAGTTGGGTAAAATCAGATGACCCAGAAATTATGGGACTTGTTGACGGCGTGGTTGTTGCACCAGAAGCACCAGAAGCACCAGAAGCACCTACAGCAGCAAGTGAAGATGATTCAAGTGCGCCAACAACTTCTCCTGATGTTGACGATGAAGTAGCTGAAACTGCTGAAACAATAGAAAGTGTTGGAGAAGCTGTTGAAGGAACTAACGATCCATTTGGGCCTGGCGGTGAAGCGCCGTCAGCAGAGCAGCAGGCAAAAGATTTAGAAGATTCATTTAACGAGTTAAGCGACTATGCGGATTCACTTACTGATCCAGAAGGCGAAAACAACCTTAAGACAGGCGCAAAGAATAAAGTAAAGAAAGCGCAAAAAGATCTAAAGCAACTTCAAAAAGATCTTGAGGATGGAAGCATTACGCAAGCAGAGGCTACAACCAAGCTTCAGCAAATGATTGCTGAGTTCCCAGATAGCGACTCAAATACTGAAGAAGCTCTTGACATGTGGACTTACCGGCAGACAATGATAGATCTCGAATCTGTGCTTACGGGAGAGCGCTATATGCGCCCGACTGGGAAAGGACTTCCACCTAGAGATGCAGTTGACAGCAAAGGCCGACCAGTTGGCTTTTCAAAGAATGGAAAGTTTATTCGCCTCGGAACTCGAGTCCGCGACAAGTGGGGATTCTCTGGAACAGTTGATTCGTACAACGAAAACGACTGGATTAACGTCAATGTTAGATATGACATTGATCCACGAGATCCTGCCAAGGTAAAGAAAGGCAAGTGGGGTCCAGGAGTTGCGCGAGTCTCTAAGAATAGCCGCACTCTTACCGTCATCGAGCCCGGCGACCGTGAACCATGGATTGACAACGGAAGCGTTCCTGAAAACAAAAAGCCAAAGCAAATAGAAGAGCAAACTAGAATTCATCTAGACATGCTCGAAAAACGTGGTGAAACCGCGTGGGACGGCTCCGAAAAAGATAGACAAGAGCCAGGCGGCGACCTCCCAAAAGCTGAGGCCCCGCAAGGGGCTACCGAGGCTCCTGAAGAAAGCAAAGCATCAAAAGCAGAATTCATAAAAAATTCTGACTTTGTTGACGTACTCGCAGAGTACTACACCACGGCTAAACAAGCGTTCAATAAAGGCACACTTACTAAAAAAGATTGGGACAGAGTACAGTCTTATTTTGGCTCGGATTCAATAGCCGTTAACAACTTTTTACGTAGTGGGAAGCGGCTGTGGCTTACCAATGACAAAGATACTATTGAAAACGTAATCAAATCTATTGACGATATTTTCGATGTTGCTGGTGTTGAATTGCCAGGAAATGTAATCGTATTCCGAGGCATTTACGATGCAGATAAGCTCTTCCCAGATGGCGTAAAACCTGGCGACGTGTTTGACGATCTTGGGTACTCTTCTACAAGCATTAAATCTGATGTTGCACGGACCTTTACCAACACTGATGAAACAGCAACAGTCTTAGCAATAACTGTTCCGAGCGGAACAAAAATGCTAGCAAACAATACAGCTATTCAGGCTGGTCAACAGAAGAAGGAAAAAGAGATTTTGCTGCCAAGAGGATTGACATTTAAGGTCACTTCTGTTACCGAGCGCACTAAGCCGAATAAAGCATATTCATTTTTGCCTGAAACGTACAGAGAAATAGCAGTTGAAATTGTCAGCACTCCTAACGCAAAAGCACCTAAAGCAGAAGAAATACCAGCACCTCCACCATGGAATCCTGACGTAGACGCACCGGAAGAAACAGCACCCACAGTTGCCAATGCAAAACCAAGCGTCGAGCTTGCAGCTGCTGCTGACGATGCGCGCGTATCATTAGATGCGTACTTTGATGAGAGCTTTGACAAGGACGATGTTGAGCAGGCAACTAATAGTTTTTCCTTAAAAAAGACTAGCCACGGACAAGCAGCAGACGCAGTCGTTTACCGCAAAGGCGCTGACGGTTTTGAAGTACTAATGATTTCAAGAGAGTACGGTCCGTTCCGTGGAGCAATGGCTTTGCCTGGTGGATTTAGAGACGGCGAAGAGTCATTCGCTGACACAGCGGATAGGGAAATGGCCGAAGAAGTCGGCATAGTAGCCGCAGACGCGATCAAGCGCACTGACCTCGGCACAGTTCTTGACTCACCAGATTGGGACCCACGTTTTGTAAAAGGAATGAGCGTAGGAGCTGTGGCGTATGAAGTCGATGGCGACAAGGTAGAAGTGACAGCAGGCGACGACGCTACTGGTGCTGTCTGGATCCCGGTACTGGATCTTGCCAATGGAAAATACCCTATCGCATTCGGGCACGCTACGTGGCTTGCAGAAGCTTTTAGAGACAATCGAAAGTACAATCGTAAGTTTGAAATAATAAAGCAAGCATCTAAAGAACGCAATACGCGATTGATTGAAAAAATCAATGCTGTCCGTTCTGATCTTAACGAACCGGTGTTCGAGCAATACGGACCAAAAGCACCAGATTGGGTACCAGAAGGGCCAGGAAGATGGCGTGGCGCAGCCTTGACAGTAGACAGCGATGGTGTCACTATCGCCAATGGTACAGTGTTTGATGACGTTGAAAAACTCAAAAATGGATCATTGAAACCACCAGTGCTTCCATTCTTTGCCCCAATGGGGAGCGAAGATGCGAAGGACGGCGACGGATACTACTTTGCTAAATCTGGCAAGCGCTATTGGGGTCGCTGGGGTGCTGAAGGAGTCTTATTGCGCAAGCAAGGTGCTGGCGGCGAGGTGCAGTACCTACTTGGAAAGCGCGCAGATTGGATTTCATCTGGAGGTGGTAAGTGGGCTTATCCAGGCGGTGCGCACGGGACACAGTTCAACGCCGAGCGCGGTGGGACTACGGGAAGAGCTGAAATACTAGAAGAACTTGGTGTTGAATTGTCGCATCCACTAGTCAAAGGCAGAGAAACAACTGCGCTTACTTATGAAAATCCAATAGAACCTGATTGGACGTACAGAACAGTTATTATTGATGCATCAGATGACAACGTTAAGCAAGTACAGATTAGCGATAATGAAACCTCAGAAGTTGGCTGGTTCACGGCTGACCAAATAAAGGAAATGAATAGCCAAGGAATGCTTCATCCGTCGCTTAATAACAACATTGAAGAAATCTTAAAGCTGTCAGAAAAAACACCAGTTGAAAAGCCAGTTAGAGACTGGAGTGGCCTAGACATAGAAAAAATGGAAACTCTACCTAGTGGCTTAGCTTCCAAAAAAGGCATATCAACATTAGATGAATACTTTGAAGCTGAAGAAGCCTTTTATAGCCTCATTGCATTAGACCGAGAGTTCGATGCGGGGCAACTTGCGGCGATGATTACGCAATCTCTAGAGTCAAGTAATGCTAAAAAATCAATGCTTGATAGGTGGGAAAAAGATCACTCTATGTCGGCATCACTAGAAGATCAACTAACCGACTACATAGATAGCTCTGACAAAATCGGCAACTCACCTATTGCCCGTTGGTTTGAAACAGTAGACTCTGACGCGATCGATCAAAGACAACTCCAAATAGAAGCTGGGTACGAAAAATACTCGGGACTTGGTAAGATAATTGAAAGAACAGGCAGACCTAGAGTTATTCCAGACGTTGAACAAGACTTTACCAAGTCAAATTTTGCAGAAATTCCAAGTCTTATGGCTGCTGCTCAGGCTGTCGTAAACAAGAAGCGCGCAAGCGGAAGTCAAGAGGTTGCAATATCTGCGATGGTTGATAGCGGTGATATTGAAGATCTGGAAGTACGCGCATCAACAGTTGTAGACGAAAATGGAGAAAGAAAACTGCGACTGCGGTACACGCTTACCTCGTGGGCTGGTGTCGCTTTTGGCAATCGTGTTGCTAAAGATCCTGACTATAGAAGAGATGTAGTGAAAATGCCAAGTTCTTTTCTGAATAGCAATAAAGACATTGTTCTAGACAGCGGCACTGCTGTGTGGCAATTTGATGAAGGAGTTTCCTATGTGTGGGATTCAGAAGACCTAGGTACCGTAGAAGATCAAAAAAGACCATTTACAATTACTTTTGTCCAAGCGTCTGACGACCCAAATCAAGAAGAACTATATCTGAGCACCAGTGCTCGTGCACCAAACGCTCTTCATAACCAAGTTGTCATTGATCTTCCGTTGGATGCGACAAATGCTGAAATAACAGATGCGCTAGGACTAGGCGGAGTGCGAGATCCGAGACCGACAACCCAAAAAGACCTAGAAATTGCGGTAGAAAATAGATTTCTTAGCCTTTTTGGAAAAATGACAGATGCAACTCAAAACGCTGAGTCGCAGGGGAAAAGACAAAGAATGCTAGACACGATTAAAGCTGACTGGGGCGTGTCGCCTAGCGATGTAACTGTGTCAGTGAGCTCTACTGGCCATATTGAGTACCGTATTCCAGAGGATGTTGCAATAGAAATAGAAAAGTCAACAGGTGTCAAGTACATGAACCACAGCATATTCACTTCCGCGTATATAAAAGATTATGAAAAACAAAACGAAAAAAAGCCAGGCTACATTGACTACCATAGCATGACTCCACGTCAAAAAGCTGATGTAATTGCTGAAGGTCTTATGAAGTTGATAGAAGCCGGCGGACTTATGTCTACAGTCAGCCGTTATCAAGAAGGTCGGCAGTTTTTTGGAATGTCTTCTAACGAGGATATGGGCACTGGCGGCGCCGACTATGTATTCCTTACACCAGCAGATGACTTCGTGGGCTCTATCGGAACTCCATTTAGAGAAGAAGACGCAGCCATAGCATTTAATGCACGAAATCTGCTCCAAAGAATAGATATATACGCGAACAGGGACGATAAGTATGGCGAAAGAAGAGAGTCGCAAGACATTATTAGCAACATTGGAGTGTACACGCACGAATTCATGACAAAACACGGCGCGTCTCTTGATGATGCTAAGCACATGTCAGTGTCGCGGTTAGTGCGTGAGTCTTTGCTAAAAAAGCTAGCTCAAAAGAATATCAGCAAAATTGGCGGAAGAGACGTGGAAGAAGTTATTGTTGAAACTGGATCAAAAAGAACTCAGGACATCATACAAAGTAATTCTGCTGGCAAAGATAACATTTTATTATTTAATAATTATTTGGAAAGTATTGACGCTGAGCCAGTTAACTTTAACGAGTATGTTGCTACAATAGAAGCGGCCTCAACATCTCTTGAGGGCCCAAGCTCGTCGTACAACAAAAAAACTATAACGTACTACCCGGCACCTGAAGGATCAGTTGTACTAGCTACTAGGCACGCTACTAGCCCTAACATGCTGCTAAAAGACGGTGACATGTTGATCGTTCGGCACCCAGATGGGACACTTTGGCAGTACCCGGCAATTTCTACAGGTGACTATTCTTGGGGAAGTGAGCCGAACGTGATGACTGATAGCGGCCTGGCAGCAACTATAACGGAACTAAGACTGCCTGTTCCAGATGCACCAGACTGGACTAGCAAGCAGTACGTACCTCTTGGAGTTCAAAAATACCCGAAAGAAACACAGCAAATAGCAGCTATTGAAAGTATCAAAAAAGGATTAGCTGATAAAACGATATCTAAAAGTTCTGCTATAGCAAAACTAATTGAACTTGCAGGAATGCCGATAACGCTTGCTTCACGAGCTGCTGTAGTTACAGCGTTGGATGGAATGAAAGACGTAACAGACCCTATGACGTCTGCTGGTCAGCAATTAGAAAACATTCCAGCAAATCTATCGTCATTCATCGAGCGCATGGAAACTAATAACTACATCGCGTCTCCAGCAATTCTTGAAATGACTTCTGGAGAAGACATAGGATCAACTAGAGTAGTGTATTCTATAAGAAAAGAAGCAATAAGCAACGGGCAAGGCGGAAAGCAAATAGCAGTCATGGCAATGACAGCACTAGGCGGAATGTACTTTCCATTAGATCTAAAAACGGGACTAATTTTTGACACTGAAAAAAGTATTGGTATATTCTCAAGCCGTGGTATAGAGTATAAGATAAGAGGATTGAGCCCTTCCGAACAGCACAAGTTGCTGTGAGTAAGACCAACGACAGACGAGGCACTATAGTATGGTAGAGCAAAATAGTAAGCAAAAAACCAAGTGGCCTGAAGCGCTAAAAGAAGGCGACGTTTTGTACGCTATCATGGGAGATGACGCTGTCGTCGAGTACCTAGTCTTTTCAAGCGTTGATAAGAAAATGACATACATTCGCGATAACGGAAATTGGACGCGAATTAGAGAAACTTTTTTTGAAGAAGTTGACGACCCTAGCTTAGTAAATGAGCCAGTTGATATTTCATTTATAGAAGAATTTGACAAAAAAGAAGCAAACGGCGAGCAAGCCGTGTTGTACGAAAAAGAAAACGCTGTCACTGCTGCGGCGCCAGAC